ATGAATAAGGAAGCGCATTCAAGGCAGAAACCAGACGAACACTTTATCAAGCGGGTAAAAGGTGTAAAATCAACCTTGAAAGGCACTAACTGGAAAGCAATTTTTTTGATAAGGAACCCAGAATGGAACAATTTGACAGACTTGAGCTATCTAAATCGGGTCTACTTATGTCGGACGGCTGACATTTACGTGACTGAAGAGCTTGAAGCGATTGCCTTAGAATTACACCCAAAATACACTGATAATGTGTAAAATACTGTAGTATTTTTTGATGTTTAACCATATAACCAGTTTAAAAATGAATCCTAAACCGAAAGCCCCGGTAGTTATTACAGACATAGTTGGGCTAGTGCAAAGCCAAAATTCTCGGGCGCAAGTAACCCACTTATTTATTGAAGAAGCGGTGGGCGGTGCCCATGACTATTCATTGACCATTGTAGCGCCTAAGATTAATATGGCCGGGATGTTACTCACGGGTAATGGTTTTCGAATACTGAACCTAGAGTCTGAACGAGTGGGTGAAAATGTGGTAGCCGTGGCGCTGGTTACCGTTTGGGATTTGAAGTAGTATTTTTTTGATGTTTAACCATATAACCAGTTTAAAACCATGATTTATTTATTGGGCTACTCTTCCCACTTAGGCCACGGCTCAACAACTGCCGCTTGGATCCTTATCCTGTCTATTGTTATCGTTTTACCCTTCTTCCGGACTTCCCGCCAACGCTAATGATTTGCCTTAAAGAAGCAATGGAAGCTGACTTTGATAGAAGTCAATTAGCCAATGAAAGTGACCGGGCGCTGAATACCCTTCAAGCTAAGACCTATTTGGCAATTTCTTATTGGGACGCTTTAGGACCTTCTAGGACACTTTCTGAAGTCGTATTTTATAATCGGCTGCGCTCCCTCTCTGATTACATCGGGTCTTTGCTGACTGTCCGCTATGGTTGCAATGATTAATCCTTTCACCACTCCCTAACAGACTTACTTTCATGAATTTATTGACCGCGTTAAACCCGCGGCCTGTCATTGCTTTGACTGGCGCGGGTAAGGGAAACACTTTGCCCAAAAAAGCCACTATAACCGTTCCGGCAAGCCTGGATTGGGTTATTCGTCGGCGGATTGTGAACGTTTGGCAACAACTCAAGAAAGACGAATATGCGTCTGAAACAAGTGAAGCTGACTTGGCCATGTTGCATTTCGCTTTTGGTCCTTATGAACATACAGCGGACTATCAGTTGACATTACACGGATTTCAATGGATGACGCTTTTTAGCTTCCTTCAGGAACAAACGGATTGGTATTTTCTATGGAGTTCAGACGTAATTCCGGCATTAATGCAAAAGTCCATTCATGATGAATTGAAGGCATTTATAAGCGATTTAGAACGGCTTTGTGTAGGGGTTGACGTGTTCGCTTCACGTCCAATCGAAGGAAATGGGTAAGGGCTAACTATGTAGGACTTCCGCCGGTCGATGACGGGCGGAAGCTTTTTCTTCCCCCATTTATTTAGCCCGTTGTTATGAGTAAGCGAATAGAAGTAAAAGACCTCTTGGCCATTGACGGCGGCTTGTCGTATATAATACACCGTTACCCGGATGCTCGGGATAGTGAAACCAAGCCAAAACGAAAATTCAAGATCAGGAATGAAAAGACCGCTTCCGCCGGTCTGAAGAAATTAGAAGACGGGACCTGGATCGTTACTGACTTTGGTGGAGAACATAAAGGCCGTAATGCAGTGGCTGTTTGCCAGTTTGAAGACAATGTTGATTTTGTAACGGCATTGAATACAGTAGCCGCCTTTTACCAGTTTGACGGCGTGGAAGTTCAATCTGCTAAACCTGGATATAATAGTTGGTTTGCCAAACCGGACGAATCGCAAGGTTGGATGACGTTCCAGGAAAAGGAATTTGAACTGTATGACGCCTTGGCAATCTTCAAGATTGGTGCTTGGTTGGCCCTGGGGCGGGATGATGACGCCCGGTTAGTGGCCGCTGTCAAACTGTGTACGTATTACCACTTAAAATGTCTGAAGTCGTACACGTACACAACGGACGGCAAAACGCATGAATACAGTTCCAACGAACACTTCCCAATTTTCCTTTGGGATGAAGGAGACTGGAAGAAGCTGTATAAGCCCAAAGACAAAAAAGAATTCCGCTTCCAGTATTATGGCACAAAACCGGAAAGCTTCATTCATGGATTAGACCAAGCCCAAAAAAAGTTTGGCCAACTTCAGGCCAAGGCAGATGAAGAATATGACCCGGATGACGAAGACGCTGAAGAAAACCGGAAGGATAAAAAACTTCCCGCGTTCATGCTTTGCTCGGGCGGTTCTGACGCGTTGAATGTGGCCGCGTTGGGCTATGAAGTAGGCTGGAATAACAGCGAAACGGCCAAGCTAAAAGCCACGGACGTAAAAGAGTTTTTCCGGATTGCCTATGACGTTTACAACATTCCGGACATCGACGCGACCGGCCTAAAGGAAGCCCATAAATTGGCCATGGAATTCCTGGCGATTCGGACCATTTGGTTGCCGATGGAGTTACGGACCTACACTGACGAACGGGGAAACCCTTGTAAAGATGTCCGGGATTTTCTGAAGCATTTCCGCAAATTCCACTTTGAAGAATTACGCCGGATTGCCCTTCCGTATCAGTTTTGGGATGAAGATATGAGCCGGGATGAAAAGACCGGAAGGCCCAAAGTTAAGTTTGGCAAACCCATTGTAAAATACAGTTTCAACAACGTTCACGGCTACAACTTTTTATTCCGCAATGGCTTTGCCCGGATGCCTTCACAGAAGGAAAAAGAGGGCTTCATTTTCGTCCATGTTGAAAATAACGTGGTCAAACCCATTGATACGGGCAAGGTGAAAGACTTCATTTTTGGCTTCCTGGAAGATCGGAAAATGAACGTGGATTTACGCAATAGCATGTATAGAACGCCACATTTATCAGACTCCTCCCTTGGCAATTTACCCATGTTTGTGGGCGATTTCAAGACCTACGGACCCGATTATCAGTATATGTTTTTCAAGAAGTCAGCTTGGAAAATAACGGCTTCTGGCGTCAAAGAAGAAAAGGGCGGAAGCCTGGATAAATTCATTTGGGAAAACAAGGTCATCAACCATAAAGCGGACGTGATGAAACCCATGTTTTCGATTCAGAAAAAAGACGGCGCTTGGGACATCGAGATAAAAGACAAGTCTTGTTTGTTCTTCAAATTCTTGATCCAGACCGCCCGCGTTCATTGGCGGAAGGAGTTGGAAGAACGGCTGAAGCTATGCGAAATGGACGCTAAAGCCCGCAAAAACTACGCGGAACAATACGGCTTCAGTGAAGAAGAAGTTGCCCAAATGATGGGTCATAATACGGCGGAATTACAAGCGGCCTACCGGAAGGAATATCAATTCTCAATTGACGGGGGATTACTACTTCCGGAAGAAATAGCCGAACAAAAATTGCACTTGGTCAACCGTATTTTTTCCATTGGCTACGCGATTCATCGGTATAAAAACCCAGCCAAACCCTGGGCAGTTTTTGCTATGGATAACAAACTATCTGATGACGGGGAAAGCCACGGTGGAGCCGGGAAAGGGATTGTGGCCAAGGCGCTGTATAAAGTCTTATCCAAGGTTCAGTTAGACGGTCGAAATACCAAGTTGGTCGAGAATCCCCACGTATTTGAAAACGTAGATACCGACACAGATTTAATCCACGTAGAAGACGCCAATGAGTACCTAAACTTTGGTTTCTTCTTTGCGCCCTTAACGTCTTCAATGACCATTAACCCGAAACAAAAACGGTCATTTGAAATCCAATTTGAAGACAGTTCAAAGTTTTGGTTTGATACCAACTTTGGGGACCGGATGACAGACCCGTCATCATTGCGCCGGAAGCTATACACCGTTTTTGGTGACTATTACCACGAAAATAACGGCGATTATAAAGAGTCTTGGACGCCCAATGATGACTTTGGCAAAACGCTGTTTACGGACTTCACGGCTGAAGAATGGAACGCGTTTTACAACTTCATGGCCCAATGTTTGGCCTTTTATCTAAGCTGTGAAGAAAAGATTGTCCCGCCCATGGCCAACGTGTCAAAGCGGAACCTTATGTCCGAAATGGGGGACCATTTCCGCGGATGGGCGGAAGTGTACTTCAGTCCTGAAAGTGGCAACCTGGACAAATTGGTCCTGAAGGAAGAAGCCATGAAGGATTTTGAAATGAGTACGAAGCTAAAAACCTTCAGTTCCCAACGCTTCCTGAAGGCACTAAAAGCGTGGTCGAAATACCACGGCTATACATTGAATCCGGACGAATTACTAAACAGCCAAGGGCGTATTGTTCGCCGTCCTGACGGGACCGGAACGCCCAAAGAAATGGTCTATGTACAAACGCCTGGACAAGACACAAATGAGCTTTTATAAATGATGTTTAACCATACAGGAAACCATGACTAGCCAGACGAGAGAAGAAATTGAATTGCTAATAGATACTATTAGTGAACACGCCAGTACGCTGGATGACTTTGCCGTAGAAGAATCGGATGAACATGAAACCGAAGAAGACCGGGAAGTCCGAAAACTTTTATTCTTCAATTGGCAAACGTTAACCAAAGCAATTGCCCAATTAAACGCAACAAAATCGACCCTTCAGAAACTAATCGACAAGAACTGATGAAATGGTTAATCTGGTGGCCCGCTTATGCCTTTCTAGGTTTGTTAGTTCTATTAGTTGGTTTGGCTGCGATGTTAGTCTTTCCGCGGCTTTTAGACGGGTTTGGCAATGATGAAAAGCTGATGGTTAACCGATTTAATAAGTGGAACCGATGATGCTATGACTAACAAACGCTTTGTTCATCTCTATACGTGGTGGATTACTCCCAAGGGAACGCGTCAATTTTGCTTGGTTGATAAGTTCGGAAAGTTCGTTGACGAAGCCGCGCCCGGCAGTAAAGTGTCCGTTTTCAAAACTACCCAAGTAAAGCTTATAGAAACACTGAATCCCAATCCGGTCAATTATTCTATAGAAGATTTTTGGGACTTGGTTGATCGCGGCAAGTTGATTGAATATATCCCCAATGTAACAACTGCCAGTAAAGGATAAATTATAGGTTGTGCTGATACATCTAAAAACAACAAAAATGCCCGTCTGGGCATTTTTGTTGTATAACCCTCTATTCTTATCTTAGGCACTCAAATGTTAATTTAAGTCTAATATGTAGTGGAAAGGCTTAGATTTAGCTCGTTAGTTAATATATTGCCACTTATACAACAACTAAAAACTAGTCATGGTATCTCAAAAGTGGCCCAAGAGACAGTGGGCAGATATTAAAAAGCGACTGGCAACAAACTTCCCCGCAAACTTTCATACAGACAAAACAATTGAAATGCTAGATCACTGTGTTTTAGCTGATGAACTGAAAATACTTACTCCTTATATAAGCCTTGGACGTTTATGCTTAAGCCGTAATACGAACCTTGCGGACTATGATTGTCCTTGCATGTATTTTCACAATGACCAGTACACTGTTTCAACCTACGATAACTTGAATAAATGGTACTTTAATAGCTCAAAAGAAGCAGTGGAATTTGTCAAGCAGAACATACCTCTTATTGTATAATTCGGAGAACACTCACTTGATGTTATATTGACCATTCTATTCTTTTTTCCATAACATAATTCGTAGTTATAAAACAGGGCTTGAAAAAGTGTAAAAATCTGCCTGTAGCGAAATTTATCTTTTTTTTAGAATTGTAATTATCTCCGTTGGAAGTCAACTAGCTCAAAATTCTCTTTCTGGTGCATACCTTCAATTATAAGTAGGCAGTCATTTTGATCAATTAAACTGAAACTTTTATCATGTTCTAGCTCGAAATAGAGACCATTTGATTCATCTGGTTTGCCTTGCCACAGATATTCTTTAATACAAACTATTTGTCCATAAAGAAAGGGCTTGTTGATTGTTCTAATTGGATAATCGAATTCATTGAATACCGAGCTTAGAGGGGTTAATATAGGATCTTTATCTAGTAGTTCAACAAGGGAAGTTCCATCAGATACAGTCACTTTATGCCACAAATTATCTGTGGTCTTTACAAACAAAGCGATCAATTCACATACTGTTTCTTGATTCAGTTTGAAGGATAGACTCCTCGCTTCTTGTATGTTCTTCCCAGTTAAGTTATAAACACGTATGTCTTTCATAACTCGTTAGAATTGTTGCTATTCTCAGAGTAGTTTTATAACTACGATTATGTTATTCGAATTTATCAATAAAACAATTAACAACCCCATACGTGTCTATTCTTGAAAATAGATAATCTTTGCTCATCGCCCTGGCTGTGCTACAATAATAATATCTTGTGAAGATGGAGTAGGTTGGAGGGAAGAACCAAGTGGAGGGATGCGGAATCCTTTACCTACTATGTACTCATAAAAAACCCCTGAAAATCTGCCAACCCCGCCTTCGTAAAAAGTAACAGGATTAGTTTCTAAAAGTGAAAATTGATAATCAAAATTAGTTAGCCGAACCCTAACCTTTTTGCTGAAAGTAGATTGAATACCATTCTGCCAATAAGTGGTTTTCATGGCCAGCTGATCTGACTCTGTAACGGTAAGTTCTACAGTAAAGTTACTAATGCCAATTTTATTAATTCCAGGCTTATAACCAGTCGAGCCTGGTAATAACGAAAAAAGGGTATCACCTGAGTCGATGTACTCTGTCACGATGTATCGGCCAGCAGCCCCATTAGCCACCCCGGTGAATTTGTCGTCAGGTTGACAAGAAAGCAAACCAATGAACGTAAAGATTATAACTAGCTTGTTAATCAATTGGAATATGTGCTAATAGTAAAGTCTTAATAAGAATTTTCTGTTGTATAAGTGCTTATATGTTAGTCAACTGGATTAAATATAAGCTATAAATGGAATCTCTTTTGATCATAGCTTAGAATGGACAATTGAAATCTTAGTAAGTTAACGTGAACTATGGGATTGTTTCCTAAGCTGCTAGTACCCAACTGGGCTCTGCGGCCTTCAATAAGCGGTCCCCATGTTAATGCTAGCTGTGGGCTTGCGCTCGTAGAACGAGTAAGCGACCAGACTAGCATAGACGTTGACAAACGCATTGGTCGCTGAGCGATGGCGGCTATGCTCTAAATCGCACACCGCCTTGCTCTGCCCAATGACAGTCTCAATCAGACTGCGTTTTCTAGCCCACCGCTTCGCGGCCACTGGCCAGTCGACGGCTTGCTTAGGTTTGCGGGTTTTAGCCGCCCAGATGAGCTGGCCCTCCCGCTCCAAAAACGCTTGCTTCTCTAGATTGAGTAGGTACCCTTTATCACCAAAGACCCATCCGACCAGGTCTTTGGTGAGTGAAAACAGCACGTTAGCCTGCGCATCATGGGCTCTGCCCTCCGTGATACGAACTTGCATCAATTGGCCTAAATGATTGATAACCAAATGGACCTTCAAACCAAAGAACCAACCCGTTGAGGTTTTACCCCAGCTGGCAAAGCCCTTCAAGGTTCGATGCTGATGGGCGCGTTTGGGATGGCAGGCAGCCAGCGAGGTCGAGTCGATATAGTACAGGCCAGTGCGTATACTGCGGCTACAGCGGTAGGCCAGATACAACATCAGCGCGATAAGTGTGCGGGGAATCAGGGCCACAAAGCGGTCATAACTGACCAGATCGGGGAAGTCTCGACGCAGGTCAGTCAGCACGTGGCGGGTGTAGTAGGCTTTAAAATTTTTGTAGGGGCTGAGGTGGTAGTAGATCAGGATGGTCATTAGTTCGGCAAGGGTGAGTTGACTGGGGTGCAACTTTTTATATAGGCCGCAGTGGTGAAGGGCTTTAGCGATGAGTGGCATTTTGGCCTTGCAAAAGTCATCGACATCAACGTAGATTTCGGTCAGCATATGAGTCCGGAAGTGAGTTAGTTTTATCAGGTTCGCACCCAAAACTATCCATTTTCGGCTCATATGCCTTTTGAAGCCCTAAATACCGCCAACACAATCTCATAGTTCACGTTAAGTTACAATTTATGCAGACTCGTAAACGGGTCTTTTTTTGGCTCAAACCCGACCCCAACTGGTTTCCCTTCAACCCTTCCACAAAAAACATTCAGTTTTTTGTAACATTGTAAACAGAGGGTAAATATATGGCTTATTAGTCTGGAAATCAGTTGATAAAGTTTTATATTTTATTTGTTAACAGGTTTAAAATGTTACAAAAAATAAAAACAATCTCTCTTAAAGGGGGGGCTGTTTTTAAAGCGGTTTTCGCTGTTACAAAAAAAATAGGGTTTTGATAAAAAAATGAAAACGAATTTGTAACAGAAAAATCTTCTGACAATCAACTAGTTGAGACTCAATGTTAGGATGTTACAATGTTACAAGATTTTTGACCCTTAGTACCCTTGGTGTGTAGGAAAATATGCACCGGGGTTGCCTTGGTTTTGGTCAATATTAGAAAGTATGGAACTATGATAAATACAATTTTTAAAGAAAATTTTGAGGTGGTAGTAAAATTCAACTAATAGTTGTATTGTGGTTGTAAAAAATAGAAGATGGCTGTATATTTAAGGGCTAATCACTTAAAAACCTGCCACTTACTAATATGACTTTATCAGTTCCTGTAAAGCCACACATCAAAGAGTTTTTCCAATCCGCTGAAATGCTTGGCCCGGAACCCATTCAAATCCGGCGAAACTCCCGAGTTGGCGAATTAATAGCCGCCGTCTTCAGTCAGTATCCACTACGCGGGGAAGATTTGGAAGACCTGGAAGCGGTGGAAATCCTGGAGCCAACACACCTTCATTTAAAGCTGACTTTTGAGCTTCAACCGCGGCTGATTACTGACGGAAAATTGCTTCAGTTCGGAAAGGTGCTGGAAACATTTTTTGAAATGTATTCCATTGCCTTTGTCAAAGGGCGGATGGATGTTTACCCAACCATGAACGGAGCCGCCGACCGTTTTGTCAAGGTCCATCAAATCTCAGACGAACATTATTCGGCGGACGCCGTCCGGAAAATGGTGCAACGGAGCCGGTCCGCGTCGGACCCGTTCTTCACTAAGCTTTCAGTAAATGAAAAAAGAAATGTTGTCCAACTTTCAGCAAAACCCGTCCAAGTTGCGGCCTAAGTTGTCCAACGAGGGGGGTATTTTGTCCAGCCGTTTCCAGTCCAATTTATGACCTTACCTATTCTTGATTACCCTGGCGAAATCATAGCGCCCTTAACGCCTGACAACGCCGGGGGTATTCGTCAACTCCGGCTTATTCCGGCCCAATTCGTGGCCCTACTGAAGCCGGAACGCTTCCCGCTTCCAACCTTAGCCGGATACCCGGATAATATGGTTTCTTCTCAACATCTGACATTTGCGCCCGGTGCTTCCCTTATGGATGTCGATGTAAGGCCCGAATACTGCTCTTTTACGGACATCATGGATACGGACGCCAATGGGGAGTTATTCCGGCCTACAATTCAACTCATTATCCCCAAAATCCGGCCTGACGTGGTGGCCTGGGTGCAAACATACCGGGCGATTCGCTGGCTGGCCTTCCTGGAAGACCGGAATGGCTATTTCAGAATGGCCGGAACGCCCGAACAACCGCTTTCCGTTGCCGCAACCTTTGGGCAACCAATGGGCAAGGGAAGCAATCAAACCATTTTAACCTTTACGGGCGCTGTTGAACAACCGGCCTATTTTGTAACGGGCATTACAGACGCTGTTTTACTGTATGTCGGTGCGTTCACGGATGCCTTTGGGTTTGGGTTTGATACTTAATTAACACAACATGCAAACAATCAGTGAAGTCAACGCGGACATTGACAACGCGATTAAAGACACTCCGCCAAAAAATGTTAGTCCGGCGGGTTTACGGGTTATTCTCAAGAAAGTGACAACATTTGTTGATGACCTGACCGCCAACAAACTTTCAGCCTGGTTTAAAGTAGGTGTAGGAACGCCTAGTCTGAATGCAACAGATAGCGTTTACCGAACGGGCAAAGTCGTTATTGGGCGAACGACGGAAGACATAACGGGGGCGGCTCTTCAGGCCGAAAGTTTTTCATTGGGGTCGATTCTGTATAGTGTTGGCGGCTACTTTGACCCAAGTGTAACCGATTTTGATACGATAACGCAAGTTGGAATTCATTGCTTTGGCGGGTCCGGTTGGCTGGCTGGCGGGCATGGACCCGGAACGGCTTTTTCATCGGTGTTTCCCTTTGGGGCTTTGATTGTTAGTCGTGGGGTTGGCGGTGGCTTCATTCAGCAATACATCGACAACAATTCAGGCTTTATTTATGTCCGGCAAAAATGGGTAACAAACGCTTGGGGTGCGTGGTATAGCCCTAACAGGCCAACCGATTTGCAGATTAATAACTCCCTGAAATTTGACAATACCTTGGCTAATAAAAAGGTTGTACTGTATGATTCAGGAAGTGACCATCAATTTTTTGGCTTTGGCATTCAAGCGGATACGTTCCGGTATCAACTGGGGACAACCAGCGGAAGCCACGTTTTTTATGCCGGAACTTCACCTGCAACTAGTAACGAATTGGCCCGGTTTCAGGGAAATGGGTTGGCTGATTTTGCTTATAATGGCCGATTTAAAGGGAATATTACGCCGGGACCTGGGGCGGGGGTTGAAATCTGTTATAGTGCCGTACCCAATTCAGGCAGTATTATTTGTTATGACCGAACGGCAGGAGTCTATAAAGATTTATTGATTGATGCCGCTACGCTATTGCTTAATAGTGGCAACGGTGGCAAGGTAGGCGCTGGAACGACAACGCCTACGTCAACGGTGCATATAAAAGGAGCAACAGGGCATCAACAATTGCGGCTTGAAACGGCCTACACGCCTACCGGAACCGCAGACGCCAACGGCGCAATTGGTCAGGTTGCCTGGGATACTACCTATTTCTATATCAAGACTTCCGCGGGATGGAAACGGACCGCGGCTTTAGCTACTTTCTAACATGAACGGAATTTTAAAACCAATTTCGGCGGAAGCCGTGACGGGATTCAAACGAATAGGAATCCACGAATTTTTTGGCATTGCGGCTAACCTGGAAATGATTCAGCAAATCCGGGTTCGGGTCCTGGATGAAGCCGGAACACCCATTGTCCAGCGGATTGCAGACGACGAAAACTTGAACCCATTGCAAAAACAAAATGCCTTACAACGCTATCAGGACCAGATTATTACCAAGCAAACCGAAGGGGCGTTTGTTGATAGGACCGGGAAGGTAGTGCCCGCCGATGCAGAAGGCGCAATCCCCCAACGGATGTTCATTCAGGGAATCACCCTGGGAGCACTGAAGGCCATGGGCGTCCCTATTACGGATGAAACGTCAGTAGCTAGTTTGCTCTATAGTCTGATAGGAAACGAGATTGGCAACATTGACGCCCGCGGGGATTTGTAAGCATGGATCAACCCATTATTGTCCGTTATCTGGAAGAGAATGAAAAGCCGGACCGTTGGGCAATTGTGGAGCCGTTAACCTTTGAAACGCCCGCCGGAACGGTAGAAGTCCCGGCGGGCTTCATTACGGACTTTGCCAGTGTTCCGGTTTTTCTTTGGGGATTCTTCCCCCCAATTGGCCGTCATAATCGGGCGTGTGTGCTTCATGACTATTGGTATGATAACCGATTGTTTGAAGACAGCCTTGGACAAGAAGCCGCCCGTCGCTTGGCGGATGACGAATTGTTGGCCCGGATGAATGAAGCCCGGCCACATCGAAAAATTCGGAATTATTGCATGTATCTGGCTTGTCGATGGTTTGGCCGTTCGTGGTGGATTAACTAGCGTATATAAATAGCCGTTAGCCCGGACCAACCAAATGGTCCGGGCTTTTTTGTGCCCTACAGGATTGTGTCCTATGGGTTAGCCTTGGGCGGCAATATCGTTGCATAACATTTTTTATCTGCAACGATGTTAGACCGAATTATTGCCGCAAAATGGGCACTTGAACCAACGTATCATAACCGCTTGGCGCTCATTGCCCAACGTCGGCTTGAACATGGGTTATCTCCTTTTGACATCATCAAGGCGGAAGACCGTAAACAGCCTTATATAGTCGAAACGTCCGACGAAGACGGCCCAAAGCCCAAGGCTGGGACCGGATACGAACGCCTAGGCCGGTCTGCCCAAAAGTCGGGGCAAGTGGTGGTTTTGCCCATGATTGGCGCAATAAGCCGGTATGGGGACTTATGTTCCTGGGGGGCGGAAGATTACGCCGGTTGGATTATGGAATTTAACCAGGATTCCAACGCGTCCGCTATGGTGCTGGAAATGAACGGCCCTGGTGGGGAAGTGGATGGCATTGAAATGCTGGGGGAAGTTATCCGGCAATCTGAAAAACCCATTGTGGCTTATGTGGCGGGTTGGGCGGCTTCTGCTCATTACTGGCTTGCGAGTCAATGCCGGGAAATTGTGATGGAGTCAGAAACCACATCTTCCGTGGGTTCCATTGGGGTGTTGGCCATGCACGTTGACTATTCCGCTTTCTACGAAAAAGAGGGCGTAAAGGTCAAAATTATCCGGTCGGAAGGTTCGGAAAACAAAGCCCTGTTTAACTCGGTCGAACCGCTGACGCCCGAATTGGAAGCGGAAGTCCGGGCGGAATTAACCGTCATTCGGGGGACTTTCATTTCCAACGTTTTAGCCGGTCGGCCTAAGATCACCGACAAAGCCGATACGCCGGGCGGTGTCTTCAGCGGGAAAATGTTCAACGGCAAACAAGCCCTGAAGAATGGCTTGGCGGATCGGATTGGCTACTTGGGAGACGCCATTTATAGGGCGGATTTATTAGCCCGCAAACAAGCTGCCTAAAGGCCCGCGCTGGCCACAGTGAAAGTCAATGCAAATCCTTTAAAATCAATTAATTAATCATGAAGCAAGTACGTATCAAATTAGCGGATTTATTCCGCGCAAAGTCCAACGAAGAATCCCAAAAAGAAGCCGGAGTTGCTGAAGATGATGGCAAAGAATCGACCGAAACCGTAACGACGGACCGCACGGAAGAAGGTGGTGAAGAGACGGAAGAGTCTGAAGAAGAAAGCGGTGAAGAGACGGAAGAGTCTGAAGAAGCGCCCAAAGATTCGGGCAATGGGGAAGCCCAAGTGGTGGAAATGTCCGCGGCTGAATTCGGTCAACTAAAAAAGGACGCGGCTTCCTGGCGTTCTGCCAAAGCCGAATTGGAAACGTTGCGGGATTGGAAAGCCAGTTTGGATGGCATCAGCGGTGGCATGGCCAAAGATGACCAAAGTACACGAAATGGCAAAAAAGGACCTTCCGTTCTGGATACCTCCTGGAATCAGGCTGCTATTGCTTTAGCTGAAAAAGTCAAGTAAAGCCGTCCTATTGCCCGGCTGAAATCCGGTAGAATTTCGAGTCCTGAAAACGCTAAATGCAAACTTAATTTTTTAACCAGTTATGCCAGATTCGTTAAATCTTACGGCCTTGGCCGCGTCCCTGGAAACGTATGCAAGGGACAACCAAGAACATATTTTCCTGAAGGCGTTGGTTCCGGGCGTTGGTAGTGGGATTGCCAATTCTCCGATTGTTCCTATTTCGGAGTACATGACCATGATGCAAGCCACGGACGAAGTAGTCCTGACCAACTTGGAAGTGGGTGACGTGGCACAGCCCGGCGGCAAAAACACGTTCAACCCAAGCCAAAACGCGGTGAACTTCAAGCCACGTAAAGGGAAGGTTCGTCAGGCCAAGGTTGATTTGCAGTTTACGCACACGCAAATTATCGCCCTATACAAGTCGTATATGGGTCAGGTTCGGGCCAAGAATATTGACCCGCAAACGTTGCCGTTTGAAGAATATATTACGGCCCGCGTGATTGCCAAGTTTCAGGAAAATATCCGGGTTCAAACCCTGTACAATGGTGTTTATAATGCCGCCGGGTCAACGCCTTTGGACATCAATGACGGGCTGAAAACCCAACTGTTGGCGGCTATTGTTGCGGGTGACATTCCGGCGGGCAACGTCATTGATACGGCGGTCATCACGGCTACGAACTGTGTTTCGGAAACGGAAAAAGTATTGGCCGGTATTCCTGACGCGGAATTCTACGGTGGTTTAGTCTGCGTTTGCTCGCGCCAATACAAAACCAATTACGAGTCTGATTATCGGACCCGTTGGGGTACGCTTCCCTACAACCAAGGACAACTGAAGCCCAATATTGTAGGAACGGACATTCCCTTCATTGTGGAACCCGGTTTGGCTGGTTTTGGTCGTCCAATCTTTACGCCCATTGGCAACCTGGTTTATCTGTATGATGACCTTTCCGGCGCTGATACGTTGGCGGTCGATTACCAAAAACGGACGCGTGACATTGCCTGGGTAATGGACGCTCAAGTAGGTTCCGGTATTGCCGTAGCGGAACGCGTCTGGACTAACGACGGCGTATAAACATGTCAACCGGGTCTGAAGCGATTCAGGCCCGGTTGACTTTATCCAGTTAATTCAATTCTAACAAGTTCACGTTTAATTTATTACACTGTGAAAGCAAAAACAGTTATTTCCTTTTTATTGGCCGCGGTTGCCTTTGCCATTGCGGTCGTTTTGCCCAATGAGTTAATGGCCTTGGCGCATGATGTACAAACCCAAGATTTGCTTCATCATGCGCCCATTTTAGGTATGGCCACGGTTAGTTTAGCCAACCTGGACGGAACGTCTTTCCAGACGCCAAACCCTGGGGAACGCGCCTTTTGCTAGTTGTCAACTGTAAAGACATTTCGGGCGTATGGCCTAAACCCGCGGACATAGTAACTGGGGAAATCGCAACGGGTCCCACAATGGTAGCCACGGCCAAAATTGCCACGTATCAGTTTCCGGACGGAACCTTCAGTTTACAGGATGCCCAAGACGGGGAACCGGGCTTCCAGTCCTATAAGCATACTGCCGGGTTTATGTTGGCGGGCTTCAGCAAAACGATTACCGCCGAATTAGCGAAACATTTGAATTCGGGTTCGTTGATTATTGGGGAAATGAATGACGGTCAATACTCGCTTGTGGGCGCTACTGATAACCCGCTATACATCAAAGCGGCCTTTAACTCGGGCGCTAAAGGTTCAGACAAACGCGGTTATACGCTGAAGGCCGAACAGGATGGCTTTATGTGGGGGGTTCTGCCAATTAAATCAACGGTGGTGACTGCTTTGACGCTGTTGCCCTAATCTTTAGTTAATGCTGACAAAATACGATTTGGTCAACGTCCCGGAAGGGGGCGTTGACCACTTGGTCGAATCCCGGCGCTATTCGATCAATGACCAACTGACAGACCAAGATGCTGAAGTACTAATCAACGCCGGATTAGGTCACTACTTCAAGCTAAAACCAACAAAAGCTGATGAAAAAGATAACCCAAAAGCCAGATGAATTAACCGTGGTTTTGGATCTATGCGACGAAGATGAACGGGCGGAACGAATCCGGGCCAATGCTGACGCGGAATTATCTATCATGAAGGAAGCGTCCCGAAAGCGTCAGGAAGCCGCGGAAGCCCTGGCAGAAGCATACCAAGAAGACCGGCGGGAAGCCTAGCCAAACACTCAATTATTCATCCAAAAAAAGCCGGTATTGTCCGGCTTTTTTTGTGGCAAAAACTACCATGAACAAACCGGATTTATTTCCAAGCCTGACTGAATTTATAGCCGCGTCGGACATCAATCCGCGGGCGCTTCGACTAGCCCTTGATAGCTATTTGGAAAACGTCAACGAGATTATGAATGTGGACTATAATCACTATGAAAACCCGTTTGGGTTTCTTCAGGCTGAAGGCTACCGGCAAACTATCAATAACTTTTTCAACCTTTTGAATGATGACAGAACAGGAATGGAAGAACCAACGAAGCAAAGCCAGTGCCAACCTGGAACTTCTGAAGATGAAAAAACGGGGGGGATTGGTCAGTCAGGAAGAACTAGACGAAGCCAGCCGGATACTAAACGCGTTGATGACTTACCAACCGGAAGCGGTTCCGGAAATGGCCGAAATTCAGCCCGATTGTCCAACCATTCCGACAAAAGCAGGAATTGAAATTCCGGTTATGCCGGTGGCTGAATTTACGCGCTTACTAGAAGAATTAACCCTTCAGAAATCCGAATTCCATAAACAAATGGCTATTCGGTGCAATAAGCTGAAGGATATTCCGGACCATGAATCCGCCAAAGAACTGGTGGACGAAATTGACCATTATTATGAACGCCGGACGGAAATGGCCGTCAAAATTAATTTCCTAAAGGCTAACGGGCGCTTGCCTGAAGATTCGGGCAACAATCAACCGGCGGAAGATTTGCAATTGAAGTTCTTGGAAAACCTTCCAGCGGATAAGTATGAATTGTCAAAGCTGTTAACTACAATCCTCCCGAATCTATCCAAGGCCCGCGGAAAGCTTCAGGCGGTCAAAGACCAAGTAAAACGGGTTCATTATAGCCAGAAAGTGGCACGATTGGAAGCGGAAGTGGCGTTGATACGGAGTAGAATTAAGGCTTTATCGTAGTTTAGTATATTACTTACCACCTGAACTACAATATCTAAAACGCATAAGCCTCATGGAATACAAAAAAAACCATACAATCCCAAGAGTTATTTTAAAGGAATGGGTTTCAAAAAAAGACGGCCTGGAAGGAGTATTTGTCTATGAAATAGATAAGAAAAAAGAATACTTTTCTTCAGCTAAGGGTGGAAGGGGGTTCTCTTTCGCAATAACAAATTTTTTATATGTCCCCGATATTGACGGCAAAAAACACCCAAACCTTGAAAAATGGAAGAGTGGCTTGGAGAGTGTGCTATCTAAATTTATAAGATCGATTAAAAGCCAGCAAGTAAAAGGGTTAGTAAAAGATAATGCAGAACTTGCACTAATCCTAATGTCAATTATTTCATTGGATGCTACATCAAAATATGATATTGAATTAGGCTATAAATTTTTAATAGATAATCCAGAATATAAAAAATTAATAAGTGGTGAGCCAGAGAGAGAAATAAAAATACTTTTACTGGAAAATGCTGTCAATTCAGTTAATGAGGAAATTAGTAATTATGAAGCGATAGAATTTACCGTACTTACCGCCGGAGAAGATAGCGAGTTTATCTATTGCGATAGACCGCTAATCTCAAAGCCGTTCGATGAAACCTCTTTCATTGTGCTTACGAAAAATACTCTACTAGCTTTTAAAAATGTTAAGGGCACATCTACAATAGAATATAAGGAATGCAGGCCAGACATGGTTGATAATGTAAATCAGCTTATGGTGGAGCGATCCCGTGAATGGATTATAGCTTCGAAACAAGCTATTTTAGATAAGTATAAAGCAATAATTGGCTCTGATAGGTGGATAAGATCTGTAAAAGAAGATCGTATTGTATATACTCCAATTAAAAATTTGAAACACGGTAATTATTTTAAAAGTCTTGAATAATACTGTTATTAATTCACATTATAAAGAAAATTCAAATGTAGCTCTTTCGAGTTTTCTTTATAATTAGTGGTCGTGCGAAAAGCTGCATGGGAACCGGCCTATTGTATTCTTTATCGACGTAGTGACCTTATCGAAAAAAGAAAGCGGCCTTGATATGGAGTAGAATTAGTATTATAATTTAGAGTTTTAAATGTCGCTTCTATGAAAACACCACTACATCTATTTATTGGCCTGTTACTGTTAGTGTCAACGGTACAAGCCAAACCAACACCTACCGATTCGCTAAAGGCTCAACAAGCGTTGATAAATAAGAGGTTTGATAGTCTTGCAACAGGCTTGCAAAAGTTATCTAGGACTAATGATTCATTAAATAAGGAATTGACTTACTTTCGGGCAAAGGAAGATTTCTATGTAATGGCTGTGGATAGACAAGGGAGTCATTTTGAGTGGTTTATAGCTACTTTAATAACAATTGCTGGATTGATCTCGTATAGTTATTTTAGCCGTCAATTTAATATAATAAAAGGTGAAGGAGAAGCACAATTAAATAGCTTTAAAGAAGAACATAATTTAATGGCGTCTGATTATGTAAAGGTAAAAATTGATTTGTATAGTAAAATCGCTAAAATAACTAACAATATAGACGTTTATAATAGTAAGAATAGAAAGAGTTTACTACGGCAATTAGATGGTTTAAATTTGCGGCTTGGTTGTATAATGTTTGCTAAAGAAGCATATATGCTATCTAAGGGTGAAGAAAGAGAGAAGATTACAGATGATATAGCTAACTATGTAATTCGCGTAAACAATAAACTTGATCAAATAGATTTAGAACTTAAAAGTGTAGAAGATAAAAGTACATATATTGGAATAATTAAGAAAAGATATGAAAATTCTGTTCCGGTTTTTGACGTATTAATCTCACAAAATAATTCGTCATTTTCTTCCAAACTAGCGGCAACTAAAGATCGTTTGTCACAATATTAGGTTTGAATTTTTAATCATCAAATAGTAAGAAAGCCCAAGCGGATTCCGTTTGGGCTTTGCTGTTTTTTGATGTTTAACCACATAACCAGTAAAAGTCATGAGGTTGACGGCAAAGCTACGGGGAAACCCGTCCTGTTGTATGGCTTAGGGCGTCAGTAATCTTGTCGAAAGACGAATTCACGGACGTATATGGCAAAAAGTAAATCCTTGGCCCGGCTGAAGAACAGGCTTCAGGTTGAACCGGACAAGCTGGATAAGTACATGGACCATTACCTAAATGGTACGCCTTTAGATGAAGAAGGGGTGGTCATGTTGGAGCGTTACCGGAAGGCTTGGTCCTGGCTATCCATGGGAAGGCCCTATGAAACCATACTATCCATGTTAATGAAGGATTACCGCCTTCAGGAACGGCAATGCCGCTACATTATAGCGGAATCCGTTTTCCTTCATGGCAATGTCAGTCAGTTAGACAAAGCTGGAAAGAAGGTGGCTTCAGCCGCGTTTTATCGGCTTATTGCCAACATGGCAATGATGAACCAGGAGTTTGACGCGGCAACCCGCGCTTGGGAAAAAGCGGACAAACTGGAAGGGTTGTTGGACGAAGAAGACGCCGGTTGGGACCCGGAAGCATTCACCAAACCGGGCAAGTTCGTCTTCATCAATAACGTGAATGTCCTTCATCAACAACTTAAAAAAGGGATGGAAGACGATGAATAAGAAGGAGAAAATCCGGGAAATATACGCCCATGCTAAACAGCAAAAATTCCTAAAATCCCGCGCTCGTCGAAAGACGTTTTTGGGTGGCCGCGGCTCGGGCAAAACCACAACGTTAGGCTATACCAATGGCCAAGCGTTTGAATGTATGCCGCGGGCCAAGTTCATTTTGACCGGATTGACCTATATACAACTCGACTTGATTGTACTTCCTGAAGTCAAAAATGCCCTTTCCCGAATGGGCTATTTTGAGTATTCCAAGTCAACGCCCTGGGGGTGTACGTAGTTGGTCAACAACCGCCCGAACATTGGGTCAAGCCCTATTCCGCGCCCGGAAAAAAGGCGTGGCAATACTGCATGACCTTCATTAATGGCTATTGTATCCAATTAGCCAGTCAGGACCGGCCCGATAGTCAACGGGGTATCAATTCGGACGGCGTGTTTGTCGATGAATCGGCTACCATGTCGGAAGACTTTTTAAACAAGATCATTCTTCCCGCAAAACGGGCCAATAAATTAGCGCCCTTTGCCAAGCATCATTTGCACCTATGCTTCTATGATTTCACGTCCGCGCCCTGGACCGTGGAAGGGGGTTGGATGCTGAAGACGGAAGATAAATGGAAAGCCGAATTGGAGTTACGCGCCCGGATGACCGACGCCGAAAAATTGGCCGTTCCACCCTCAACTTTATTCCTGGAAAGTACCTGGGAAGACAACCGGGAAGTCCTTCCGGACAACTATTATAAGGACCTGGAAGATACCCTGGACGCCCTGACGCTAGACATTGAAGTATGGAACAAACGCTTTACCCAACGGCCCGATGGGTTTTACTATGCCTTCAATACAAGCAAACATTGTTACTACAAAGCCTATCGGTATGAACACGATGACAAGACGGGCTTAACGCTCCATCAATCCAATGACTACCGGGAAGATAGGAAGCTGGAAGTTAGTCTTGACTTCAACGCGGCTATTTGCTGGCTGGTTATCTGTCAGGAAATCGGGCGTGAATTTCGCCAGATAGACAGCATCTTCAAGAAGCCTACCATTGGCATACAAACCAACCTAGTCATCCAATTGGCGGAAGCCTTTGACCTGACCTATGGCAAGCATCCAACCAAGGAAGTAGATGTGTGGGGGACCCGTCAGGTAGGGCAAAGTCTGCGGGTACATCGGAAAGTAATAAGCCTTTCCTGGATCAGTTTGCAGATTATTTAATTAAAAAAGGGTGGCGGGTCAACAGGAAATATACTGGCTTTCAATACCCTTCCCATAAAGATAAATACCTTCTCTTGAACTACCTGTTTGAAGAAGAGTCAGAACGCACTCCAAGACTCAGGTTCAATCAGATTACGAATAAGCCTTTTATCATAGCCCTGCAACAGACCAGGACCAAGGACGGCTTCCAAAAGGACAAGGGCAGTGAACAGACGGCCAAGAATCGGGAGTATGCCACGGATGGAACGGACGCCTATGACTACATCATCTGGGGTAAGTACAAGAAGCTGATGCCGTCTGGGGTCAAGCGTGGCTTCAGTAATTCGATAGTCATCCTATCCCACTAAGCAACCTAGTTAACAACGTTTTATAATCGCTTTTTCAAGCTGGCAATTGCCACCCGCGGTAAAGGGTGCGTTGGGCTGAAATGTGTAAAACGGCGCTAAAATTGGAAACCTGAATCCAATGGCCTGTTTGATAAGGAATTGCCGGAAAACAGACTGCAATCCATTATCAAACAGGCCCTTTTTATGACCAAAAAACCGTCCTATTGATGCTGAAATGATCGAACTAAGCTTGCCATGAATTCAACAAGCTCAAGAATATGGCAAACGAGAAATTGCAAGTGACCCTGAAAACGGTCCTTCATTCCATTCAGGAAGCGGGAACCGAATTCAGCCTGAAGTTTCGCAAAGCAGACGGAAGCATTTCCATTAAACCTAGGGTGAAGAAAAACCCAACGGCGGCAAAATCTTCTGCCGCGGGTTATACAGCCCAGCCTAAAAAGGATTTGCCGTCCCTTCAGCGGAACATGAATCAGGCCGGAGCGCTGATGCTGTATGACTGCGCGAAAGGCCAAACCTTTGAATGCAAAATCCGGCGGTTAGTTGAATTCGATGGAATGACCATTTTTCACAATTACTAACATGACCAAAATACGGAAGCTAGGTTCCAATTTTTACGTTCTTCAATCCGGCAAGGTTGGGGCGGTGGCCACGTTCGGAGACACGGACACGTCCTATGCGGCCAAGCCAACCGGGGGCGCTGGAAGCCGGGGGGACTATGTGCCCTGGGGTGAAAAGAATGACCAATTGGCATTGATGCACCAATTAGCGTCTGAATCCCCCAACAAGTGGTCATTGGTAAAAGTCCGCCGGAATTTCGTAGCTGGCCGGGGTATCTATACCCATGCCGACGAAAAGGCGGGGCAAGGTTCTGACACACTTTTTGTGCCCAAAAAATTCCCAAGCTTTGAAGCCTGGCGGCTACTGGCTGACTATGACCGGGTTTGGATTCGGAAAAACTTTCAGTATGCCTTTTGTGGCAATGCCTTTGTCAAATTCACCTTTGGAACGGATAAAAAGGTGGCCAACATGGAAGCCATTGACCCGTTTAAAATCCGCCCGCGCAAGCTGAAAGCGGGGAAACGCGGGTATCTGCCTTTATCCTCAATGGCAACATGGGCACTAAGTACTATAAACGGGTGGATGACTTCACCATCCCGGCCTTTGATCCAGCCAACCCAACCAAGTATCCCGTTTGTATCCTTCATCTAAAGGATGATATTCCGGGCCAAGATTATTTTGGGTTTGCGGAATGGTGGTCAACGGCAGAATGGGCGAAAGTGGCCAACAAAATCCCAAAGTTCCATGACTCGGGCTTAGACAACGGCTATAACCTGAAGTACCACATTTCGATTCCGGATGACTACTTCGACCGGGAAGACCAGACGGAAGAAGAAAAGGAAGCCTTGAAAGCCCAAGTGCTTCAGCAAATGGGCGAAACCCTGGCTGGTATCGAAAACACAGACAAAGCCCTTGTTACCTTCCATAAGGTGGACATCAACGGGAAGGAAATTTCCGGAATCAAGATCGAGTCATTGACCAACAAAATGTCTGATGACGCCTATACATCTTTGTTCAATACCGCCAATATTGCCCAAGCTTCCGGGCATGGGGTTCTTCCGGTTTCGGCGGGTATTGATACGGGTGGGAAGCTAGGTGGATCGGGCAAAGAGCTAGAAGCCGCGGCCAACTATCAGCAAAACTTCCTGACGTATGTAGACCGCTTTATCCTGCTGACGCCTTTGCGGATTGTCAAGGCAATCAACGGGTGGGAAGCGGATATGGAATTCGATGTCCGCAATATCCAGCTTTATAACTATGACGTGACGCCAACGTCTTCCGGTTCCAACCCAAATTCTACTACCCATGCTAATCAATGACATCGCGGCTTTGAAAGCCCAAATCGGCGGGGTTCAAAAAATCATGGCTTGGCCAACCTGGGAACCCGCCGTCCGTCAGTCCGAACAGAAGTATATAATCCCGGCTATTGGTCAGGAATTGTACGTGGAATTGATTGGCCTGACAACGCCAACCAGTGCCCAACAAGCCTTGTTGGACCGACTGAAAGCGGCCACGGCTTTTTTTGCCTACCTGGAAAATATGCCGTTTTTGATGACGGCCACGGGGGACGCCGGAATGGTGGTCAGTACGCCCGCAAATACGGCGGTCCTGACAAAATGGATGTATGTGGCCGTTTTGAAGGATATAACGGCCAAGGCGGATTTCTGGTTGGAAGACTCGCTTCAGTGGCTCGAAACTCACGCGGCCAGCTTTCCAACCTGGACGGCGTCTTCCGCCTATACGGTCAATCATGGCCGCTTGATTTCATCGGCTACCGAATGGACAACGGCGTTTCCGGCGGCTAAAAATTCGCGACGTTTATACCTGTCCGTTCGCGGGTATTTATTCAACGCGGAGGATTCCGTTTTACAGACCATTTTAGGCGCTGAATTCTATACGGCCCTAGCCAATCGGCTGAAGCTGGCAAGTAGCACGTTCACGCCCAAGGAAGCCAAGGTTCTGGCGCTTTGCCGGAAGTTTGTGGCCAATAGTGGCTTTGTGGACGCCATTCCGTTTTTAAATCTCAATGCAGACTTCCGGATTGTCTCCGAAACGGACGGTATTATTAACGAAGACGAATTGGATATTAACCGGCTGAATGCCGTCCTGAAGACCTGTCAGGACGCGGCCACGTCCGCGGCTCGGGAATTAACCGACTACCTGAACGCCAACGCGTCTTCCACGGTATTTCCGGACTATTTCGCGTCAGACCGTTACCGGGTTCCGGTGGTTGGTCGAACGCCCGGCTTTCAAAATGATTCATCTAATCCATTTTTTGTTCTATGAAAATTGCCCTATGGTTCATCCGTCGAACGCTTCCGTTTTGGTGGATTCTGGTTGTGTTAATTATCCCCATTGCTAGGGTTTGCCAAACGGTGGATTGGTCCTGGGTGGCGGTAACGCTTCCCCTTTGGTTGCCCATGGCCACGGTGGTCCTGTTGCCTGGGTTAGCCCTTCTTTTTGTCATCCTTGTTTCACTTTATAAATCAATTACCCGGTAATGGTAGCCAAGTCAGACAACAAAAAAGGCCCGTTTGTGGCCGGAATGCACCCTAAACCAGAAGCGGACATCCGCCCATTAAACGGCCATAGCTTTTCCGAAGAAGCCCTATTGGAAACCGGCCTAACGGCGGAAGAACTGGAATTGATGGAGCAGGAAAAGCAAATTGAAACCCGGCGGATTCAGATTCAGCAACGGAAGCAAGCCGCCCAAGCGGAAGCCCAAAACAAGCTGTTGACCGCCCGCGATAAGGCCAAAGAAGCCGCGGCCAACTTCCGCCGGGAAGCCCGGAAATGTACCGATGAAACCGAAAAACGAAGCCTGTATGAATGGGCCACGGAAGCAGACAACGAAGTCCGGAAAATTGAATTGGAGTTGGGAATTGCCCATGAAGTGGGGCAAGAATCCGCGCCGGAAGACACCCGCGGTTTCTTTGAACGTAACCGATTACTGACGGCGGTTCTTCAGGTGGTTGGCGTACTGGTGGCCATTCTGTATTTCCATGGCAAGTTCAATAGCTTCCGGACGGAGATAGAAGCCATGAATCAGGGGTTGGCTGTCGAAAAGCAGTTACAACCCTATGACGAAACGTCGCTCCAAAAGCTAGTCTATGAAAAGCTAGTGGTCTTTGTGGACCTGCCCATTGCCTTGTTGGTATTGTTCTTAATCGTGCCATTCGTGGGATTTTATGTCCTACCATTCCTGAAGTCAAGGAAGGATTTTTACACCGAATTCTTTGAAGACTTAACGCCGTGGCAACGAAGCATCATTACAACCGTATTTTCCTTGGGCTTGCTCTTTTTCTTGGCCCTTTCGCACAACGTCAAACCGTAGCCCAAAGCACCAAAGCCAAAACGCCAAAACCGGCGGTTGACCTACTGATGGGGCAACCGCCGGTTTTGGCGTTTTCGGACGAATTGGTCTTGCGCCAAGCGGTCTTTGATTCTGCCGCCCGCTTTGTGGGGATGACTGAAAAGTCAAACAACAATGACGCGGCCTGGATAACCCTAATTAACAAGACCAACGGCCTTCCTTCCCGGTCGGCTTATTGTGCTTCCGCCTTCTATTACGTTCACATCCGGAACGGGGTGAAGCTTCCGGTGAAGTCGGTGGGTATGGTGGCCGCTTACTTCAGTGACCAAACCAAAATCATTTATCGGCGTAATCAGCGGGGCAACCATCGGGTGGGCCAAAAGCCGCGCCGGATGGATGCCGTAAGCCTGTTTTACTCCCATGTAGAAGGCATTGCCCAAGACCATTTTGACCCGGAAGAAGAAGACCGGGTGAAGTGTATCGGCTTCAATACAACCGGCGGCAACGGTACGCGGGGCGGCTGTTACATCAATTTCCGGAAGACTTCCGAAATCAAGCTGATTGCCAATTGGGTCAGTCCGTACTGGCTAAAGACACATCCGGCAAACAACTAATTTTCAATCAATTGTTTATACAAACCAATTACCATGTTCAATATTTCAAAGCGGAATAACGCCGTTTTAGTTGAAGACACAAATGGCGGGTGGTCGATGCAGATAGACCGGCCAATCCTAGAAGTATCCGGGAAACAGTTGACGTTTTGGGATGAGCGTCAGCGGGTCAGTATGGACCAAAGCGACATTAATCAAATCAACGGGGCAACGGCTCCGGTTGCCTTGGCGGATGTGCTGACCAAAATCCGGGATGAAGTCTTGGCCGCGGATAAAACCGTTGTGGGAACGTCTCGGGATAAATTCCGGGACGAATTCTTCAGCTTTGACACGGTCAACAACTGGGACTTGATTCAGACCGGCACGAACCATGTTCTTTCCGTATTAGGAGCCGCGGGCGGGGCAAGGTTCCTCAATATCAATACCGGAACAACCATCAACACGGAAACCATTATCCAGTCGAAAGGAAGTTACCGCTTCCCGGTGAAACTGGCGTTTGCCTTGTCAATGTCGCAACGGATAGCCAACCAGGAAGTCTTTGTTGAGCTGGTGTCTGTGAATGCCGCCGGGGTGGTAGAAACGGACGTAACCTTCCCGTCCACCAACTTCAATAACGCCCTGAATGCGGTTGGATTCAAGTTCGATAGTACCACGGCCACCAACGCCATTTATTCGGTTCGGGGGTGTGGAATCTCTGAATTGGCGTCAGCATCAACGCCCGTCACCATAACAACCACGGCCACGGGTTCTTCCCCAACTTCCTTCCGGCGGGTATTTTTGAAATCGTGTCTGACATGGAAGAAATGGTCTTTCAGACTCGGGCTATTGATTCCATCGTTGGGGCAAACCTGATCGGCAAACGGACCCAATACATTCCGGACCCTGGCAAGGATTATAAAATCAGAATCCGGGTCCGAAACCTGGGCGTTGCGCCCGCGTCGGCCACGGATGTCCGCTTGCATTTTGTACGGCTCTTAGACACAACCCGTTTCACGGTGGATTTTGCCCGGCATATGGGGCGAACCACGGACCAGGCGGATAGTTTGCCGGTGGCTATTACCAACGCGCCAACGGTTACGACAGTGACAACGGTTGGGACAGTCACCAACATTTCCACACTCAACCGGGCGTTATTGGACCGGCTTCAGGTGGTGGATATTGCGTCAGCGGCCATTACAGCCACGGTTACTTCCGCGGGTATTTCGGTGCTAAACTCCCAAGGTCAGTCCTTTGGTTTTGCCGTGACGGCCATAACCGGCACAACGCCCGCGGTTGATGTCAGTATCCAGGAAACAATGGACGGCACCAACTGGAAAACGATTTATGACTTTGAACGGGTAGCGGCCAACGGGTATTTCACGTCACCTTTACTTCAGATAAAGGGCAACCAAATCCGGTACGTTCGGACCGTGACCGGGACAACGCCGTCAATAACCATGTCCGCTTTCCGAATTCAAGCCAGTACGGAAGGCTTGTTTATCCGTCGAATGATTGACCGGACAATCAACCCACTGACGCTTTCCAGTACCACGGCCACGTTGGACGCTGAAGCGGCAACGGCGGTGCAGTTGACCGTTTCGTTGGGCGCTTGTACAACGGTTCCTTCTTACCAGCTTCAGTCATCGGAAGACGGGACAACCTGGACCACTATTGGGGCAACGTTGGCCGGTGTTGCCTTAACTCAGGTGCAAGCGGTGGTCAGTGGCTTCATGGGGAAATTCGTCCGGGCTATTATAACCACGGCGGGTACGGGTGTCACCCAAAACTTCGTAGTTCTGAAGGCAATCCGCTAGGCTATGGCGGAAGAGTTTATCTATGCCTTTTTATGTGGTGTCAGTGCGGTTTGCCTAGTGATAGCCGCGCTGACTTGGCCACAAAAAACCGTTTCCGGAATGCCGCGGACCGTTCCACCGCCTATTCCGCCAAGTAAATCCAATCAAATCAATGAAATCAATGAAACAAGAATTAACAATCCTTCAGCGGTTGTTGGCTCCAACGCCCAAGCCGGTCAGAAATCTAGCTGCCGTTTGTGCGCTGGTTGTGCTAAACATCCTCTGGACTAAATGGCTGATGTATTTCCATGATGAACAGCCGTCCGAATTGATGAAGCTGACGTTCATTGCTGGCTACATATTGGCGGGCGTTACCCTTGGTCTATGCTTTAGCGTCGATGAAGACGCGCTGAAGAAGAAAGCTGCTATTGATAGTATTAGTCAACGTTTAAACAGCCGTAAACAACGATGACGTGGCTGTTGACCCTATGGTCCTGGATTCGTCAGGACTGGAAGCGGTTTGGGTGGGAAGTAGCCTTGGCCGCCATCCTGGCGGGCGTCAGTTGGGGCGTTGGCTACTTCCTGAACAATAACACGCTTCAGGCTTGCCAAGATGAACGAACCGTCTTACTGAAGCAAACGCGGCAACTTCAAGCGGAAGTTGACAAGATTCATTACGAAGGCTTACTAAGTGCCAAAGACCTACAAATTAGCGCAAAAGATGAAAAAATATTGGAGCTTAACCGGAAAATTGCTTCTGATAGTATTCAGCACCTATCAGAGCTTGACGCTATACGGGCAATCAATCAGTACGTCCAAAAAGGCAAAGCCCGCAAATGATAGCCTGACCGCTGTGACCCAATATGTAGGCAACGCTCGGGCGGTCCTGGATTCGTTGAACTCCTATGAATTCCTGAAGGCTCGAACTACCCAACTACGGAATGACCTTCAGGCTTCCCAAACGGAAAAGCTTGGGTTAAGGCTGGCAAACATCCGGCTCAAAGTAAGCTTGGATAGTTGTCAGGCCGGGGGCAAATCCGCCGGAAAACTGGAAGGGAAATTGAAAGCGGCCAAGGCTGAAAATTGGGTTTGGCGGGGAATGGGTTTGTTGGCGTTATTGGATTTAGGACTTCAGATTGCAAACGTGTTCAAATGAAGAAAGTGACCATTGAAGGCCAATCGTGGCAAGTGCCAACGGCCTGGGACGAATGCACGGGGAACAAATTCAGCGGTTGTTGCCGCTTCAGTTAATCGACTTGGACGAAGCCCAACCCATTGGGGCGGGTCGATTAAAAGACATTGCCCTGAAGGAGTTGTTGCCCCTTCCGGCGGACGTATGGGTTGACCTGACAACGGAACAACGCTGGAACCTTGGGCGTCTGACGCGTTGGGTTTGGAAAGAGCGAGTGACCAAAAAGCCGTTTGATTCCTTTACGGTCGATAGCGGTAAGGGGAAGCCCATGACCTATTTGCTTCCGGATGACAACTTCAGCAATACCACGGCTATCGAAATAGCTATGGCCAATATCCACTATTTGGGATTTACCCGCCCTGAAAAGCCGAATCAAAAAGCGGTGTTGTCCTTAATCGCTACGCTATGCCGCCCGGAACGGAAGGACGTGAAGCAGTTCCGTCAATCGGTGGATTGGAATGGGGACCAGCGGGAAGAATACAACACGATTTTGGCCGATGAACGCGCCGGAACGTTTGATAAGTTGCCTATTGGGACGGTTATGGCCATTACCCAATATTTTGAAGCCATGAATAAAGGCTTTCTTCAGTCCTATAAGGACGTGTATGAACCGGACCCAAACGCGGATGAAGAAGCGCCCCTATATAAAAACGGGGAAGGCTTAATCACGACGTTGATGGATGTGGCCAAGACCGGCACGTTTGGGGATTTCGACAAGGTTTGCAAGCAAAACGGCCATACCATTTGGCTGTATTTACGGGATAATAACTTGAAGGTCCGCCGGGCCAATGACAAGGCAGAAAAGGACCGATTAGCGCAGGAATAGTTTTGGTTAAGCAGGTTAGTGGAAAGCCCGGTCTGCGTTGTAGTCGGGCTTCTTTTGTAAAATTAATTTGTAAGATAAGATACGGGCAAGTAGGTATAGGGTACGTATTCCTTATATTGCACGAAAATCTAGCTAACTGCTAAAGCCGTCTATGGCGGAGACGTTTTAAGATAATAACTAGAAACTACTTCTATTAATGTGCACAAATCATAGAGATAAATTTAAAATAAAGTATGATATATTTTGTTTCAACAATATAAAATAGTGAATAAGTGTTTAGATGAGAAACTCAATATTTCTGCTATAATTTCACATAGCGATATGGAAAATGAACTTAAAATAAGAATTATAAAAGACTCTAAAGGTAACCCCTTGTCGCTACAGGCTATAACGCTTGAAGCCGCTGAATCATTGAAAATATTCATTGATTCATTAGTGGAACTTGCTAGGCTTTATGAGGATAATTCTGAATTCAAAATATCTCTATTAAATGGCTCTATTGAAAGTTGCCTAGTTTTTCCTGCTCAAAATGAGCAAGTCACTAAAGATATAAACGATATTTTGACAGGTAAATCATTAGACAATAAGAAAATCAAGGCATTAAAGGATATACAAGATAAAATAAAAAGTAATGGATTAGATTATGAAGTTTTATGGAAAAATAATAATGAAATAATTAATGTTACCCAAAAGTTTAAGGGTGAAAATTTTTCCTATAAAAGAAGACGTAATGAATACGAAAGTGAAATTGTATTTTTGTCAGGGCAACTTTATGAAACTGGCGGAAAAACAAACACTAATATTCATATACATGAATCAAATATAGAATACAAGATAGACTGCACAGTGCAGGAAGCTATTGCAATTAACAGCCTACTATACGAAAATATATATTTGTCTGCACTAAAGACAACTAGAAGTGAATATAAGCCAACATATCAATTAATAGATTATTATTTAGACATAAATGAGCAAAAATTCATAGCTGAATTTTACCAGAATATAGTATCAAATGATAAATTGGAAAAATTTGATTTATTGCACGAAAAAATATATGATTTGATTTTAGAAGATAGGCTCAACGACTTAAAGAAAATGATAAAAATATTTGATAATGAATTTACTGAAAGAGGTATTATTAGAACTATTTTAATGTCTTTGAAGCCTGTAATAAAAAAAGATGATTTTTTAGGTATAAAGCCATTATATCAAAGTCTTTCTGATACTTTGAGAGTAAGAAGTTTAAATCACACTATCTAAGTATGAGAATTAGAGGTACTTTGTTAAGATTTAATGATCATTCTCTACCTGAAAATTTTGTTTCTTTGGCTGTGCGCATTGATAATGAAAATTATGAGCCATACCATGCTGCTATTTTAATAAGGCATAAAAAAATTGATTATTTGCATCATTTTCCAGGTGGGGACCCTCCAATTGTTGTTGAAAATTTTAATGAACATGGATGGTATATTTATAAAATACTCAAATCGTCTAATAATAATGATCCTTCAGAAATCGGGGCAATTTTACAATATTGTAAGAGAATTTGCACCCAAACTAACATTACTTATAGTTTTATAGCTGATGGTTCTTCCTACAGTGAGACGGGAGATTTTTTAAGTAAACTTGGGCTTCCGGAGTTTGGGACTTGTGTAGGATTTTGTTTGAATACTCTATCGGGTATCATCATAGATGTTGACGATTCGCTTGTTGAGCTAACTGATTGGGATGACAGTGAAATTAATTTTAGATACGATGCTTGGAGTCAAGCAGAAGCAAGAAAAAAATATCCAAATTTAGACTGGAATTTATACTATTCAGTAAAGAAAAGAATAACACCTACTGAGTATTTATGTGTGTCATATTTTGATGAATTTCCAATAAGAAAAGCGTCAATAAGCCAAATAAAAAATTCTGTACTTGAAGAGATAAAAAAAATATATTCTCCGGATTGAAAATTTCTAATTATTAGAAATCAAGTAGAAAATGGCTTATGAAAATATATAAGAATACGTAATAAACTGTTACTAAGTTTTCTTAATATGCAATTCTAGGTAGATCATTTACATTATTAGATAAAGCCGCTCCATCAACTAAATGACAGAGCGGTTTTTATGTCCTACTATATTTTATGTCAAGATTATAGCTTCAAGCATCAAATCAAGATGCTATGATGCTAAACGCCAACTTGCGGACGTTCATTGACTATTTCAAAACGTTTGCCCATGACCATCCGGACTTAAAATTCTTCTGCTTTGGGTCCGTCGAAAAGGGGATTTCTTTTGCTCGGTCACTCCCTGAATTTGATTACCCAATGCTATGGTTGGAAGAACCTGTCATCAATACATTGGATAATACAGTAGCCCAAATCAATGACCGTTTTATTGTGGGTATTTCCTGTTTAATCATTGCGCCCTTGGATGACAATGAAGCCCAAATTGACGCCTATGGAATGGCCTATCAGATCATAACTGACCTTCAGGCAAAATTGAGGAAGGACCGCCGGGCGGGAACTATTGACGTGGAATTCGAAGGCCAAAAGAAGTATCCGGTTTCCCAGCTATGGGCGGACGGTCACTTTGGCTTCAGACTGGAATTTGGGTTGGATATGAACATTAACGCAACTATTTACGGGTAATGCCTACACTATTTTCACCGTTAAAATTGGCCCAAAATCCAATTGTTGTCAACGTCGATGCTGCCGACCCAATTACAATTGTAACCCGGTCTGGTTTGCGGTATTTTTTGGAACTCATGGTCCCGGACTATTACGGAGCCAATACGTTTAGCCGATTGGTAGAATTTGAAGGCAGTGAGCGCCCACCCGAAGCCGTGGCCGGTGGCTACATTTATAGGGGCGCTTTCTTTGAGCTTCAGGACCAATTAGACAGTTTGTTGGAACGAACGGCCCCAACCTTTGGGCAAGTGGGCATTTCGGTTTGTGATGGGCTAATTACGCCCTATTATGTCAAATACCGGATTGAAAACAATGACGTTACTATTGTTCAACAAAGCCTTCCGGTTCAGTATGCCATCAAAGCGGGTATTTCGGAACGGGATTTTTCCGTTTACAAGCATAACTTCTTCACCGATTACATTGGTAAATCCGGGCGCTTTCTGACCTGGGGGGAAGATGGGAAACGGGTTCAACCCAATCAACCGGAATTCCTGTATTGGCTTTGCAACTGTTCACCACTTCCCGCCGGATTGAAACTTCAGGTGGAAGTTTTGGGAACGGCTTCCGTTTACCCGCCGGACATCTTTACGGCTGCAACCCTAGCAAGCATTACGCCCATGACGGTCTATTGCTTGGCCGTGGGGCCGGAAGCCCTAGGCTTGACAACCCGGCCCGGCGTGGTAGCGGGCTATAAAGTTTGGTTGGAAGATTCCGCCGGGAATATCCTGACGGAAGTACGGTCCTATCGAATGGACCCGGAATTCCGGCGCAATGTCCGGTTTGTCCTTTTTGCCAATAGCCTGGGCGGTTATGATACTCTTTGTTTGACCGGCCAAGGGGAAGAAACGCTGACGTTAGCCCGGAATATTTCGGACCGTTATCCAGACTATGCCTATAATCCCCAATACGCCGAAAAGGTCATAAACAGCGCAACAGGTGAACGGCAATTAACCATAAATACGGGCTGGCTGAAGGAGTCAGGCCGGAATTACCTTCAGGAATTGGCCTTGACGAAAGACGCCTATATTGCTACGGACCGGGCGTTTTTGCCCTTGATTCCGTCAATGGATTCAATCCGGCATTGGGTCGATGATGAAGGCCCAATTGGGCGTCAGCTAACGTTTAAGTATGCCAATCCAGAACGCAACTTCAGCAACCTTCCGGCCTTGACCATTGCCCAAGCAAGGGAAACGGGGTGGCGTCCCAAGGCCACGGCCTGTTTGCTCGATGACAACGGACGCCGAACAGGAAAGAAGGGTGTTATGCTGATTGAAAAGTATTATTTAGACGATAATACGCGGGTTGTCGAAACGCCTATAAAAGCCAATACGCCGGGAACAGCGGGTTATATTTCGCCCGCTGACAGCGCCGATTGTGCCACAACGCCTTATCTGTCGGTTGCCGTCAGTGGAGCCGGAAGCTTTGTCCGGACAACGTGTCCGGCTGGGCAATTTGGCGGGTATGCCACAATAACCATTCCGGCGGGAACCTACGGAAGTGAAATCAGTCAGGCAGACGCAGACGCCAAGGCTTCCGCGGCTTGGGCGGCACTCAATACCCAAGATTATGCAAATACCAACGGGTCCTGTGTGCTTGGGGCGCAATACTACGCGTGGACAGTTCCGGGCGGTAAATTCCATTATCGGACCAATTCGCCGGTAAACTTTTACATCTATTCAACGGGTAGTTATCCGGCTGGAAATATCTGGACATTGCCTTCCGGCCCGGACGTGTACGCAATAAATACCAATGATTTGGACTTGCCCATTGGTGTTTCTGCAACATCCGCCCAATGGGTGTATGAAATGAAAAGCCCGATAGGAGCCGGAACCGGCCAAGTAAAGATTTACGTGAATGGAGTTCTGAAGGAAACCAGAACGTTGGATTACAATTCCGGCGTTGGTCGTCCGCTGTTTAACGGCTTTACGGGTGTAGCGGGTGACAAAGTGTATATGGAATTCACCCACATTCAATTTGGAAGCTGATGGACGAATTTTTAGAAGATTTTACAGACGAAGCCATTGAAATTGCGTCTGAATCGGTGGAAGCCTTCCGGCGCAATATTGAACGGGCTGGCCTGGAACTGACGGACGAATTGAAACGGGACTTTCAATTCCATGTATTGCGCCAAGTCAATCTGTTGACGATGGAATTTGACTTCCGGGAATATGGCCGGTTTAAGGATATGTCCTTACTCCGGTATTCGTCCCATATACCGCCCATTGATGCCATGGAATTCTTCGTGGATAAGATTGGCCTGGACAAATTCGCCTATGTGGAAGGCTACCAGGGCAAGCAGGTTCCAACCGTTAAAAATGCAACGCGCCGGATTGCCTGGGCTATTGCCATGGGTAGACGCCGGGTTCCATCGGTGAAACGGGATTACCGCGGAACGTGGTACAATGACGGTAAAATGAAGATCATCAATGCAGCCAAACAACGGGTCCGTTGGCGGGCGTCAGAGTGGATTGCTTTTAACCTGAAGAAGAAAATAGAAACAGCTGATTTATAGTAAAAAAGGTAGCCAACTTTGGTAAAATACAAAGTTGACTACCTTTGAGATTTTGTACTTTTATCAGCTTGGTTTTATAAATGTTTAATAAACATTATCAATCAAAATCTAAAGAGTACCCTTCGTTATGAATCATATTTTGTAAGGGAGTCGTAATATGGTATTTTAGGTTGTGTTGTTCGTTTAAAATCTCAACTAGTCCACTGATAGTGTCCATCTTTTCAAGCATTGGTGCAACGTAGCTTACTAACAATGTCTCCACACTTCTTTCTCGCTCATTGAAATCCACTAAAGAATTCATATCCATTAGGGATTCTATATCGATAGGAACATCACTTAACATACGTACTCCAAAATTCAAAATATGTCCTCTATCAAAGGACATATTTTTTAGATCAACAACTTCACCTTCAGTTTTGTAATATACACTTATTACTATTGTAAACTTGCCGTCTATCCCGCCATAAAAAGGCTTTCTGAATTCTATCAGGAGGCAACTATTAGAGGTGTTTTTGATCCAAAATCCTTTTCTACCAGTACAGTACCCAAACGGTCGTAATACTTTCTCTAACGATTGATACACCCATTTGAATTTGTTACCTGAGTTCATTGTAACCCTGTGATTTCTGTTTTATAATTGCCTATATATTAACCTAAAGGCGTTTAATGGCAGTGAAAGTAATTATTTATAAGTATTAGTCAAGAAGAAACGAATATTAAAAAAAAGATAAACAGCCAAGAAAATACTGTCCTGTTACCTGGAAAAGCTTCAGACCAACTTGGTCTGAAGCTTTTTTTATGTAATCCATGAACAGCACAGAAACCGCCAAATTAAAGGTGGAGATTGAAGGGGACGAAGCCGATAAAACGCTGATGTCTCTTCAGACCGAAGCCAAGGAAATCAACAAGGCCCTTCGGGATATGAAGGAAGCCGGGGAAGAAGGGTCCGATGCCTGGAAGGAGTTGAAAAACCGGCAAAAAGAGGTCAACGCCGAAATGAAGGATATGGTGAAAAACATAGACCTCAATGACGCGTCCATGACCGAGTTGCAAGCCAGTTCACGGCTGTTAAACAAAGAGTTGCGGGACCTGAAAATTGGGTCGGATGAATGGATTGCCAAAATGAAGGAAGTTCAGGAAGTCGATGACCGAATTAGTAACGTCCGGAAGGAAGTCCGCGGACTGGATGATGATGCAGACAAACAAACCGGAACTTGGTCAACCTTCAAAGGGGCGTTTGCTGGTGCCTTTACGTTTGATGCCGTAACGGAAGCTGCGGAAGCGATTTGGGATTTCGGTAAAGATGTCTTGGACCTGACGGCCAAATTTGAGAAGTACAACGCGATTTTGGCCACTACGTTGGGGAGTACGGAAGCCGGGGCGGAAGCCTTCCAAATGATTCAAAAGTTCGCGGCTCAAACCAACTTCAGCGTTGACGAATTAACGGACAGTTACATCAAATTAGCCAACCGCGGACTAAAGCCCGGTCAGGATGAATTGATGAAAATGGCAGACGTGGCCAACGCTACCGGAAAGCCCATGGGCGATTTGGTAGAAGCCATTAATGACATTAATAATACGGACCGTTGGAATGAATTGGGGATTAAGGTTCAAACCAATGGGGATAAAGTTTCTATGACTTTCAAGGGGATGACCCAAGAAGTTGACCGAACGGAAGCGGGCGTCATGAAAGCCATTGAAGCGTTTGGAGAAATGCCGGGCGTAATTGGTATGACGGAAAAGATTTCCGGCACTCTGGATGGTCAATTGTCGAACCTGGGGGACAATTTTGACCGATTGAAAACAACCATTGGCGGAGATTCAACGGACGCCTTTAGGGGCTTGATTAAGGTGGGGAATGAACTGATTGACGCCTTCATCGAGATTTGGAAAGGAACCCAGCCCGTTCGGGATAGCATGGGGGACGTGGTTGACGTGGGGGTCCGGTTTGCCCAAACCTTTGGAACCTTACTTTCTGCCCTATTTGGCTATGAGGAAAAGGCTAAAGCAACAACCGTCATAACCGACGCCATTACTATAGCCTTCCGGCTGGTAGCTACAACCTTGATTTCGTCGGTTGCCGCAATCCAAGTAGTTGCTGACGGCTTCAATGCCCTAATCAATAAGGGGAAAGAAGTGGCTAATTTCTTTGGGGCTAGTTTCAAAATAGATCCAAAAGCAAACTTTGACACGTTGGCCAAAAACTTCGATGCCAACGCCAAAGCCATTGATAAACTTTGGGAAGATTCGGAAGCAACCCGGCAGGAAACAACCAAAAAATCCAACGCCAATATTGTGCAGGATGCCCAAAAATCGGGGCAAGCCATCACTGCGGAAGCCAAGAAGGAATCCGAAAAGAAAGCGGAAGCCGCTGAAAAGGCGGAGCAAGACAGCCTGAAGAAAATTGCGGATATGCAAGTCCGGGCTATTGCTGACGAAGCCCAACGCAAGATTGCTGAAATCAATCTTCAGTATGACCGGGAAGAAGCCGCCGTCCGCAAATCGGTAGCCAGTGCCACAACCAAGGAACAGCAATTGACGCTTCTGGCTACCGAACGGGAAACCAAAATTGCTAAAGCAGAAGAAGACGCCCGCGCTAAAAAGGAGAAAGAAGAAACGGACATCAATAACAAATTGGATGCATTGAAGGCCAAGTTGTTGACCGATGACACCGCCCGAAAAGTGGCCGCTTTGCAAGCCCAAGCCCAACGAGACATTGACTATGTCAACAAATACATTACCGACGAAACCCGCCGGGCGGAAACGGCAAAAGCGATTAATGACAAGCTAACTTCCGATGTGGAAGCCGTCAATGACAAGCATAGGGCGGACGAACTGGCCAAGAATGAGCGTAAGCGCCAAGCCGATGCAACGGCCACAAAGCAACTATTCGACAATGAGTATAAAGAATTTGTGGCGTTGTCGGATGCCAAGTTGATCAATGCCAAGGATAACGCCCAAGCTATTTATGACAACAAGCTTGACCGGCTGAAGGGAGAATATGAATACAACCGCCGGAAGCTGGAAATGGAAGCGGCTGAAGAAAAAGCCAAGAACGCGGCTATGGTTCAGGATGCCGACCAAAAAGCCAGTTCAGAAAAGGCCATTGATGGCCGTTTGAAAGCCCAATTGACGGCGGCTGATGCCAAATATGAACAGGATAAAACGAAGCTAAATGAAGAACATTTGGCCCAACGTCGGGCCAATACCAAAGAGTTCTTTTCGGCGGTTGACGGGCTTATGGAAGGGGATTATTCCAAGTTTATGGAACTGCTGAATAAGAAGCTGAAGAACGATGCAGCGGCCAATGATAAGAAGCTTCAGAATTTCACCAAAGCCGGGGAAGAAATCCTGGACGTTGCCCAACAAGGCGTTGACGCATTGATGAAACTGAATCAGGTGTACTTAGAAAGCCAAATCAAAAAAATTGAGAAAGAAAAAAATGAACAGATACAAGCTTGGAAGGACAAGTATGACGCTGGCGCAATTTCAAAAGAAGAATATGAAAAGAAGGTAGCCGAAATTAACGCCGAAGCCGCCGAAAAAGAGAAGGAAGAAAAACTGAAAGCTTGGCGTCGAAATAAGGCGCTTATGATTACGCAGGCAATTATGGCCGGGGCGCAAGCCGCGTTAATGTCACTGGCAACCTTGGGTTGGCCGTTGGGTCTGATTGGGGTGGCCGCGGCTGCGGTGACAACGGCGGTTCAAATCGGCCTGATTAGTAGTCAACAACCGCCCGATTTCGCGAAAGGCGGCTATGCTAAAGTAAAAAACGCGGGTGTTGTTCGGGGAAGTCGGCATGGCAATAGTTACGGAGAAGCCGGAATTGCCATGATTGACCGCCGGTCCGGTCAGGAAGTGGGTGAAATGGAAGGGGATGAACCGTTTATGATTCTTTCGCGCAATACCTACCGAAACAATAAAGATGTGGTGGATATGCTATTGGATTCGTCATTGCATCGAAACGGAGCGCCCATCTATGGCGACGGCGGAACGTATGGCGATTACCTGGGTGGCAACCGGCGAACCTACCGGAAAGGGGGTATTGGGCGGATGTATGCTGACGGGGGCTATTCAGGCGATACGAGTTATATAACGGACTCGGCGGAAGTGACGGCGGCTACGGGTGTAGTTGGCGATACAGCGGGCGAAATCCAGCGTAGTCAAACCCTGATGAATGACATCGTGAAAAATACGGGTTTGACCGTGGACGCCCTGGCAGACATGAACGCGTTTTTGGCCGGTCATTTCCTGGACTCACTCCGGGCGCAAAATGACGATTTCGCCAACGCCATAAAGGGGCAAACCGGCCAATTGGTCAATGGGCAAGGGACGGCAAACATGCTGTTGCAACAAATAGCCGATAAGAATTTAAGCGTGTCGGTTACGTCGGTGGTCAATGTCTGGAATCAAATCAACGTCGTGGTTGACAAATCAAACTTATAAGTATGGTAGATATTCGATTGGATGGGCAAAGCGTGGATTTGTTATCAAAAACCACGCTGACGCTAGAAGCGTTTAACCCCATGTTAGATTTTAATACGGTTCAGGGTTCGCGGGTGTATGCCTTCAGCTTGCCCGATACGCCCAAAAATCGGCGGATTTTAGGTTTCTTCAATGAATCCCAAGTGGTGTTTACCAACCGGAAGTTTTACTGTGAAAAGTACGTCAATAGCCAACTGATTGAACGGGGTTATGTCATGATTCAGGACGCGCCCGCGGGAAGCTATAACCTGTATTTTACCCAAAACTTAGGGGAAGCCTTTGGTGACTATCAGACCAAATTGCTATCAGACATCAACTTTGGGTCCGTGGCCGCGCCGGTTAGCCCGGTGGTTAATCCGGACATCCTGACGGATTCCACCTTCTTCCCAACCATTGAAAACGCTGGCTTCTATGGCAACCAAGCGGTGGCCGGGTTTAGCGGCTTCATCAACAACTATTCCGGCAGTGCATTTGACGCCGTTGGGCGGGTCCCCATGCTGTCTTTGCGGTGGCTGTTTAGCCAGTTCGGAAGCCTGACGGGTTGGAACTTCAGCGGGAATTTTCTGACAGACCCAGACCTGAAGCGGTTGTTGCTCTATAACCTGACTAGTTTGGACGGGTTGGCCAATCTGACCTATCAGAACCATTTGCCGGACATGACCTTCCCGGACGTTCTGAAGGAGATACGGAAGCTATTCAATTTATATTTGGATTTCGATGTCCGACGGAAAACACTGAACATCGACTTCATTGATAGGATTCTGAAGGCAGAAGTCCAATTGGATTGGACGGCTAAAGTTTCGGCCAACCAAACAAAGGTTCCGGACCTTCAGAACCGTTTAGAATTGTCGTATGTGATTGACGGTAATGACGCCCTTTTGAAGCCCATTCCGGCGGCTTTCGATAAGCATTCAACGCCGGAAGTAGGGAACGCCATTGGGGGAAGTGTAACGCCTATAGTCAGCGCCTTTAGTACGCTTCAAACCAATCCCGGTTCCGGCTTTGCTATGACTTCCCAGGCGGGTATTAGTCCCAACAACAAGGACAACGCCAACCGGCCAACGCCCAAGTTATTGTTTTGGAATGGGCTGGTGGGTGGCAAGCCCAATGCTACCAATTCCAGAAGCGGGAAGGCCCTGGCTTGGAGTGGTTCCGGGAATTTGGTGGACACTTACTGGAGCCAATTTGAACGCTTCAAAGTGAATTCCTTCCTGATTCGTAAAACCATCATGTTCACGCCCGCGGACTTAGCCCAATTCAGTTTCAAAAACAAAGTCCACATCCGCGGGGTGAATTATGTGGTGGGTAGTTATAAGGCCGTCTTGGGTGCAGATGAAAAGGTTATCCCGGCGGAATTGGAGTTGTGGAAAGCTTAGGTTATTAAATACGTTAGCCTTTGATTTGTAGTAGCATGAAAAAAGGTTTAATTGTTGATTAGTGTTCGATTGGGATTTGCGGTAAAAAATTAAATCACTAAATAGATATTTTACAAAGTATTTTTATTAATTTTCATTTCACTAACCGACTTTTGGGGAAATAACTCTATAGGCAGTGAGCCATTTTCTCCAAAAGTTGGCCTACCTACGAAATACTATGACTGAAAAGCCTGATTATATTAAGGAAAGGATAAAGCTAATCACAGAACTGGTTAAGCTGGTTTTTAGTCTTTTCCTAACTACTGTAGCAGGTACTTTTGTATTAGTAGAAAAACCAGATCTTGATAATAAAAGCGGTTTTTTAATTATATACGGTGGTTTCTTTTGCCTTGTTACATTAGGAGTAATTATTGTACTGATTTCATATATGTTTGAATACATGAAATATTTAAATCGCTAATATTTATGCTGTATTATTTTGCATATACATTAATAACCGCATTTTTCTCGATCATAATTTGGCTATGCTACTCTGTAATTTCTAACTTTGGAAAAGACAAAAAAGAGTTTAAATTGTATTATATTGACTTATTTGAAGGTAAATATAATATACTGGAAAATAGATTGAATCTCTTGAGTAAAGAGTTAGAATCATCAGAGGTGGAGATCAAGTTTCCAGAACTGGCACGCGTAAAAAAGGAGATAGAATTTTTAAAAAAAAAGGTCTTGGAGACAAAAAAACAGGAAATTTCTGATCTTAGGGATCAGTTCTCTATAAATATGATAGATAGAGTTCGTGATAACATTGAAAATCTCGGAAAGGAAATAGAGTCTTATGAAATGAAAATAAAGAGAAACAATATTTCCTAAAAGAAATTTCAATTAACCTTAACTAGATATAAGTTCACGAACAACGTAAAATATTGCCGGAATAGTATTTCAAAAACAGAGTTCTTTTAAGCTACGTTTGAGCTGTCTTCTTCTTCTTTCGTAAATATTGGGTTGGGTGCTTCCTTCTTGAAGAGCTTGTCAAAAACATTTATTTTCTCCTTCTTCCGCTTTTCGCTAATGTGAACGTACTTCATAGTCGTTCCAAGATCACGGTGACCCATATAGTCCTTCAGCGTTACTACATCACCGCCCATTTCAATAAATAGGGTTCCGAAAGTATGCCGGGCGGTATGCGTTTTGATTTTAAAGTCAATGCCTACCGATTGGCCTATTTTGCCCAATTCCCGGTTTGTGTATTGCTCGGAAAACGTTTCAAACAACCGGCCAACTGACGATTCAATCAGATTTTTAGCTAGTGTTTTAACTCTCAATCGTTGACGGGTAAAGCCGTTTTAGTTTAATTCGGGCATCCTCCGCTGTAAACTGCCAGTCTACTTTGGCCAATTTATCATTTCGTTGGCTTACCCAAGCCTGTACTTGCTGATCGAACTCGGCCTGGCTGGCTACCCGATGCGTTAAGCCTTGGCGGGTTAGGATGCTTAATTCAATTTCAGCTACGTTCAGCCAGGAGCCATGCTTAGGTGTATAGACAAAGTCAATCTTTTGCAGGATAGTGCGCGCCCGTTTTGGCTCAAATACCTCATACAAGGCTGCTTTTCGGTGAGCCGATAAGTTGTCCTGTACCAAGGTGATCCGGTCCGCATCCGTATACCATTCTTCCACAATACGGCCCACTACCTTCGCCCATTCGATGCTGTTATGACTCTGGGTGACCACCACCTGCCGCTGCCCAGCCAAGGGCTGAGCGACCATAAAGATCTCCACGACACCCTCTCGTTTGTACTCATAATCAACATGGTCAACGCCGTTTTTATCTGTGAAACCCAGATGGGTCTCGCTAACTAATTGCCGACGGGCTTCGTCCAGGCATACAATTGGCCGTTTCTGGTCAAATGGACGCTGGTATACATCCAGTACCTCTTCCATCTGGCAGACAAATTCGGCAGAGGCTTCGGGGATTACCCACGACTTGACCCGCCAGGGCTTAAGCTTGTTTTTTTCAGCATCTTGCGCACCGTCTCTCGACCAATTGTTTCGACATAGTTCAATTCGATCATTTTCTGGGCTAATAAACGTACTGTCCAGTGTGCATATCCAGCCGGTGGATTACTACACCGTAGCGCAATCAGATGAGCCTCTACTCCGCCATCAAAAACGACATCTTTATACTTTTCGCGCTTTTTACCATTGAGGGCAAACTCGAAACCATCTTCTACAAAGCGCTCCCGTAGGCGTTCAATGCTACGAATACTAACCTGATAGGTGCTTTTAATGTGTTGATCTTTCAGCCAGTCAGGTTGGTTCTCATCGGCAGCCAACAAGACATAAGCTCGTTTAACGGCCTGACTCTTGGCATTGCGTTTGGCAATGATAGCCTGTAAGTGCTGGCGTTCTTGATCGGTCAAGGTGACATGGTACTTTTTCATAGAGGGCGTACAAGGTTTACCTCAAAAATACCCGTCAGACACAAAAAGTCAAAACACTAGTGAGTGAAGCGGAACGCGGATAGTCTTTTGTTTGCCCAATGTTTTCTTTGGCATAATAACCAACCAATCACCTTTTATGTGTTCATGGGAAACTGTTTTTGCATCGCTGATACGTAAGCCAGTGAAACAGGAAAATAGAAAATGACGTAAGATAGTGCCCCAACTTTCGGGCGTTGTATTATCCTGGAATAGATTGACAAGACTTTCCAATTGGTCTTCCGTCAGGACATCCGGCCACGTTTCGGGCTTGGTCACTTTAACAACTTTGAACGGGTCATCAAATACGTTGCCGTCTGCCAATGCCCGCTTTACGTAGGTCCTGACGTTCTTCATATGGTTTTCGACGGTAGAAGGGATGTTGGCCCGGTCTGACTTCATCCAAGCCCGGAAGTTTTCCAACATCTTGGGAGTAACGGCGCTAAAGGCCAAGTGAAGCGTTTCCGGATCAACCTTTGCCCCTTTCTTGGCTTTGCGTTGTTCGAATGCCCAAAACTCTTTTAAGCTGTTTAACGTGGCAATCTGACCCTTCCAAGTTCCCTTTTCTATCTTCTTCCGCTTATATCGTTCATTGGCGTCATTCAAGAAAAACTTCAGGAAGTCTTTTCGGGAAGTAAAACTGTTGTACTCCTTCAGCAATTGGGCAATTGTCAGCGTCTTTTGGCTCAATCGGTATTCCTTGAAGATTTCGTTGATCTTCCCAACTTCAGTATCAATCATTAATTGATAGTCTGAACAATCCTTGTCTTCCTTCTGCCTGGGTAAAATCTTCCCGGCCTTTTTATCAAAGAAATCTCTCGGCCAAGACAGCTTCAGAGGTATTTTATCGACTTGGCTATCAATTGAGACATACAAATACAGGGGGCTTGTTCCGTCTTTCTTTACAAATTCGTGTCTAATGATGACTTTTTTCTTGAAGTTTTGGGTACTTCCCATTGTGAAAAAATTGTGAAAAAATGGGTGGGAAAATCCGATTGGGAAAACGATTGTAAAAACAAAAACCGCCTATACAACGCGTATAGGCGGTTTTTCTACTGTTTCGTGCTCCCGAAGGGAGCCGAATGGGAGTCTGATTATTAGACCTTTAGGTACTATTAAAAATACTTCGTATCAAAACAGTATCAATGTCATTAATGATATAAACAGAATGTTCTCTTAATAGATGTTAATACAGTGCTCCCAATTAGTTGGCTCTTACGCACTTTGTGTGGCTTAGCATCGGCTAACGATAATAAAATCCGTGTAATCGGCTTGAGCCATGTTGGTAACATGGACAGGTGGCCTGCTTATCAATTGAATGGGCTAGCAGGATGTAGCCTTCGTGATGGGGCTGGCAGTCAATAATTTGGCAATTGGGAAGATAAACAGGAAATGGAAGCTCAGTGTTCATTTAGACAGAACAACAGAAGCTGAAAATCAGGTCATTTTGTCAATCACACAAAGTGCGTAAGAGCCAACTAATTGGGAGCACTATAATAGCTCCGTGGCGGATTTACTCGAAATGTGCTAGCTACCCCAATGACGTTGATTTAATGGTAAAGTAGCATTGGCTTGGTTGTGCCTTTGTCAAAATAATGGCATCTCTCATAAAATTATTGAAAATACCAATTATTTTATTGCTGTAAGCTTACAGAAGGAATACCTACCTTTGCGGCCCCAATTCTTTTAGCAAAAGAATAGAATTGACAGCAGACATCCTTATAAGCAACTGAATGTTAGATAGTTGCCATAAAATTTAGAGGCATAATTTTTGTGCCATCTGTTTATTATAATTCATGAATGTAGAAGTTGACACTCTTTTTTTAACAAGGTTCCAATAAACCTATATCGCTATTATTGGTTAAGAAAATAATTATCTTAATATTGTTCAACTTCTTATTCACAATATTGAAATAATTATTTCCCTGACCAGTGGAAGTGACATTTGATAACCCAGAATTACGACTAATCTGCGAAGATGACGATGTAACCAATGAGACTTATGGCGAATCAACTGCACAATCAATACATGATTGGGTAGCTGATTTTCAAGCTGCAGTATCGCTAAACGATATCATAATCGGCCAATTAACCCAACTCGGTGATGCTACTTTCAGAGTCAACTTAACTGACGATTTCGTACTTTATTTCTCTGTGGTTAATAAGAAAACAACTCAAAACGCAAAAGGGGAAATAAATAAGGAATCTGTCAATCGCATAAAATTATTACGTATCGAATCACACATCATTACGCAATGAATTCTTTCCAGCCAAATTGGGCATCCAAACCCGGGAATACAATTTTAGCCATTCTACGTGAGCGGAAAATATCTACCGAAACATTTGTTCAGCAAATGGGTCAACCGGTTGAATGTGTTCATCAACTAATTTATGGAAGTAAACCTATTACCGTAGAAACAGCAAACCAATTATCAAAAGTCTTAGGTGCATCTGAACAATTCTGGCTTAATAGAGAAAAAATATATAGAGAAGCGCTTTCATCAATAGATAAAATTAATGAAGATAAGTGGCTTAAAGATATTCCATTTAAAGAGATGGTTAATTTGGGATGGATAAGAGATACTGATAATAAACTTGAGACTTGCTTGAAGTTCTTTAATATTGAAAATGTAGATCAATGGCATAAACAATATAGATTACGTGTCAGAGAAACAGTATCATTTAGAGCTTCACCAACATTCAAATCTAAACTTATTCCTATAACATGTTGGTTAAGGCAAGGCGAAAAAATTGCAGAATCAATTAGTTGCAAACCTTGGAATCCAACCGCATTAAAGGGAGCAATTGAATCACTTCGTAAGTTGACCAAGGAAAAAAAACCAAAAACATATATCCCTAAGCTAAAATCTATTTGTGCTGAGTGTGGCGTAGCTGTGGCAATTGTACGTACTCCAAAAACAACTAGTACATATGGTGCTATCAAATTTCTTTCTAAAGATAAAGCACTACTAGTATTGAGTTTTAGATACCGTTCTGATGATCAATTCTGGTTTACATTTTTTCACGAGGTAGGCCACCTTCTATTACACGAAAGTAAAGGTATCCTTGTTGATGGATTAACAAATGACGATGGCGCATCCGCTGCGAATTCAACAGTCCAGGAACAAGAGGATGAGGCTAATGAGTTTGCAGGAGAAACACTTATCCCCAGTAGATTTCATGATCGCTTGAAAAACCTAACGGGGAATACGCGTAAGATAATAACTTTTGCAAATGAAGTGGGAGTTTCTCCAGGTATTGTGGTTGGCCAGATGCAGCACTTTGGCTATATAAGCAAAGCTTATTTGAATAACTTTAAGAAAAGATATGATTGGGACGATATTCCCTTTGAATCAGTAATGTAAACTATATCTGTGGTGTTGAGTTATCCATGTCAGCACCACAGAAAATTTATCCTTTAAAATATTCGTAAGTAGAAGGAGCTTTCTGCCAGTTGCATAAAGAATCTTCAAGTACTTGCCAGCCATAATATAATTCTAAATAAGCATTCAATTCCCGTAACTTGGCCTCAAGTTCTTTCGCACTAACTTTTGCATTGGTAGAGCCTTCAAATAACAAACTGGCTCCACGACGAGGGCCAGTCGCTTCATTTAAATAGGCAGAACCCGGCGTTATCTTAGCAAGGTCTAATTTACCGATCATTGTTAAGTAGTCAAACTTAGCAGTCCTACCGAACCTAATAACGTCATTCATTGACTTATATAAGTAGCTGAATAATACCTCTTCATCATCTCCTACACTGTTTATTGCTGCATTGATCATTTGAGTGTGCGATCCATGCGTATTAACCCAATTGACGTAGCTAACTAGTACTGAGTCAGTTCCCTTAGCCTTAAGTGCATCTAGAGATTCATATTTCCTGTGATTACCAAATTTCCCTTCTTTTAATGCCTCTTGGTTTTGAATAAGCCAAGGCCTGAAAAGGTTTGGTGCGCTGTTAATTGCCTCCCAGTCCCATAGTTGCCCACTTCCCAATTGTCCGTAAATATCTTTGACTAATTTCCATTCATATTTGGCATGTTTACCAAAATGAACAAAGAGGAAAATTAACCAAAAAGCTTCATCAAAATTACCTTGACTTTTGTGCCATATAGCTGCTTTTATTGGATCGAAATGAAAGTATGTAGGATCTGCGACTTGCCCTGAACTATACACATTTGTCTTAATTGCAGTTATATATTTGATACGTCTTACACTATCAACTATTTGTTTAATTAAACACTCTAAATTTTGAGTCGTATTGATCCCAGGCATAGGTATATGGTGACTAAAATCAGTCAATTTCTCCCTTAGTTCACTTGCTAATTCTTTATTTTTTTCTCTCATGGTCTTGCTGTAGCTATTTTGTTTTCAAGAACACTAGCCCTTTTATCGATGTAAATAGAATAGGACTTATCTTCTAGCTTACTGTTTATAGTTTTTAATTGATCGACGTAATTTCTTATATCATTAGAATTAGTCGATCTTTTACCTCTTTTTGAAAGAGAAAAAGCGTACAAAATATACACAAGATCAGCCCAATAAGGATTTAATTGTTTTAATCTAGATGGCTGTATTTCTCTCCCGTTGCGTAAATCGTCTTCTATAGTTAATATTATACTAATTTCTTTCCAAGGATCACCTATAGGCATTTTAGACATAGGAAACTTTGTTGAGTGAAAGCCTACATCCCGATATTCCTCAGCTCCATCTCTATCATTATTATATAAATGTAAACTACCAACTGCATGGTTATACTCCCCAAGGCCAACGTTTAAGGATCGAGCTATAATTTCCTGAATCATTGTGAAAGCAAAAATGTCATGAGGCAGCCCTACAAACGCATCATTAGACCGCATTGTAGTAAACATATGTAATCGATCATCACGAAGAAGAAATTGTAAAGTACAGGTGCATGGTATTTCTGGGTGCTTTCCAACTAGATCCTCTGCATTAAAAAGTTGAATAACTGCCCTTCGAGAAGTAGATTTCTCTTTTAAAAGCCTCAAGATATTATCAATTTGGTTGATGCCTCTTAGATCAAATAATCGAGGGCCGTACCCACCAAAGATAGTTTTCCCATCTTCAGTTTCATCTTCATACCTTTTAATATAATAAGTTATAAAATCAAGATTATTACCCCCAGAGAGATACCACAGCAATTCACCTAATGCACTGAAGATAGTGCCTTTAGTTTCATCTCGGCTCAATCGTTGCCTAGGATCTTTGAGGTTAAGTATAGCACCTATAATTTCACTACTGGGGCCTAGTCCCTTAGTAGAGTTTACTCCTTCTGAGCGAGATGAAAAAACGTTAGGCTCCCTTTCCAAGAGTTTGCTAAGAACCGAGTGCATTAAATCATCTATCGTTTGTGCTGATATGTACATATGGGGTGGATAGTTGTTATTATACTAAGTTTTAAACATTTCTATTAATTTATGAACTAATGGAATGTCAGCTTCAGCTAAATCATAATCAGGAAGATCAGTAATTCTAACCCAATCAACCTGATCATGATCGGTTAAAGTTATTTCTCCTGAAACATAGGTCGAGTTATATGCGAGTAATTTAATAGAAACAGTAGCGTAATGATAAATACTGGTATCGAAATAATTACCTGTTCTAGTTCTAATTCCCAATTCTTCGCTTAACTCTCTTTCTAATGCATTCTCAGCAGACTCACCCAATTCTATCTTTCCCCTGGAAACTCCCACTTACCAGCTAAATGCTTCTGCCTACCTCGTCTAGCAAGTAGAACCTGTCCGTCTTTCCAAACAATTCCTGCGACAACGTCAATCATACTTGTATGTATTTGGCAAGTAAAATTACCTCAAAAAATACTGTTCATTAAATATTTAATTATAATCCAAGATAAACAAAAGCGTGGATAGAGTACTACTTAATTCAATGTTCAAGATGGGAATCCCATCTTGAACATTGAATTAAGTAAAGTTTACTTCTAAAACTCTCGGGATATATCAGTATTAGGCGAAACGTATTGTCACAACCGATGGTTTACTTTAACTGCCTATGGGTAGGATATGTAAACCTTGATTAAGTAAACCAGGAAAATAAACCACCTTACGTCCAGTTCGGCTTTTTTTTAGTCGCATTTCAACGGTATTCTAAAACCATCGTTTTAGGATACCGGCAATATTTATGGCATACTAGCTATACCCCACAACGCTAACCTTTAATTACCTGGTCTCCTAGATGGAATGGTCTATGAGATCCGGAATCCATAGAACATTCCATCTAGGCTGGCCAATTCGGCCGCAATAGTTAAAAGGGTATAGGGGATATCCTGTCGACCATAGACAGAAATGACTTTACTCCAGCCAAATTCTGGATCTAGCAAAGTCATTTCTGTCTATAGTTGGTTAAAGTGTGACAGTGCGCAGTATAATGACGATCGATGAGTCACAGTGTGAGTGAGCTGCGGGTAACGTACCAGGTTAATTCACACTGTGAGCGTCCGGATTACAGAGAACACCGGCCTTTCACAGTTGCAATTGGCTTCTTTAGCCGCAAATAAAATAGCCTTACACCAATTGGCATAAGGCTATAACAACATCATCATAACACTTTACTACACGAATAGATCCTACTGATTTTGTCGATTAATTATCAGAACTACAATAAGTATAAGCAATGCCGCTCCTCCACCAAATAGTAACATTTGATTCTGTTTCGCCCAACTTTGAGTTTGTGTCGAATTAGATTTAGTTGCTACAGACACAGTAGGTGTAGCAGTTGGTAAAACAGGATAAGTAGGAGTTGGCGTAGGCTCGGGTGCGGGTGCGGTAGGAATTGGCGTTGTAGCAGCTACAACATCACTATATGGGCTATTCCCCGAAGCTGAAACCGCTCTTATTCGGTAATAATAATTAGTATTAGATTTTAGATTTTTATCGGACCACATAATGTCATTAGCCCCAAAAGATTTAATTTTCGTATAGGGTCCGTCATAGTTTTCTGACCGTTCTAATTCGACATTGGCGTTTTCTGGGTTAAGCCATATTAAATCGACTTGTGATGAGGTAGCTGGGTTAGCTGTTAGAGAGGTTATAGGATTAGGTGCGGGCACCACCTCTGTAGGTAAATCATACCAAGTTATATCCCGATCTTCATAGAAAACATTACCCGTGAAAGTGGGCTGGTCGCCAATAAATCCAGTAGCTTTTAACCATTTCTTGCCATCTGTTCCAGACACAAGTATTCCATTTGATAATACTTTATCAAAATCCCGGTAGTTGTGCCAATTATCGTCAATAGGTTGTTTGGTTAAATAGGTAAAAAGGGTGAATAAATCCCCCTGCCCATTGATGGGTAGTAATCGGGCGCCCTTAGGCGGAGTTGTTTTTTGGTCTGCCATTTTAGTAGATTGATGATGAAATGTACTAGTGTACTAAGATTTTACTCAGGATTACCGCCGTTACACCATTCTGAAAGTCAGTTATTACCGATTATCCATCGAGTTATTACTTGGGTGTTACCAACCATCCTTTGAGGTATTACCTAGGTATTACCAAACCATCCTTTGAGGTATTACCTGACTCGATATTACCGGTATTACCTTGTCCAGACAGTGGTAATCCAGTGTCCAGACGGTATTACCAAGCCGGTAATACCGTATCCAGACAGGTAATACCGGCTTGGTAAACCTTGTCTAGGCAGTATACCCAGGTGGTCCAAGAAAGGTGTTACTCATCGTCATCGTCTTCCTCTTCCCATTCATCGTCTTCATCGTTTACCTCTGTCTTGACACCTGACTCTACGGGTGTACTACTTGCAGGCACCTCCTGGTCAAACGTCTGCACCATGAATGCTTTGATTTTTGCCTGATACTCGGGGCCATAATCGAAGTCAACAGACGAGCCAGAAAATAGACCCGTAGTTTGCTCTTCCTGCTCTTCTTCCACTTCAGAAATAATGAAAACTAGACCCTGATAAATCAGCAATCGGCGTTCGTCAATCTGGTGAGCTTTACAAAAGGAGACAACCTTATCTTTGATTGATTCAGCCTGTTCTAAAAATTCATCCACTTCGTCACCTGACCATCGGCAGTCATCACAGTTGTCTAAGACTTCCTGCAAGAGTCGATTATAACGGTTGACTAATTTGTCCTGCCTGGCGCGTTTACGGAAAGTCTCGTATTGCTCCTCCTTGCCTGGCATCGACTGTAAGAGCCGTTGCAATTCCGCATAGCGGTCATCTAAGGACAGTCTTTCCTGTGCCAGTGCTTGTTCCCTCTGGGCCAGTTGTTCAAGTTGGCGGCCATGTTCGCGCGAGGTAACCGCAAATGGATTACCTCGGCTTAAAATCTGTTGTTCCTGCTCGGCTAGCATCTGGGCTTGTTGATTAAGTGCCTGGCGATCCGCTTCGAGCTTAGTTTGGAGCTGTATCAACTGCTGTTCCCGCTCTGCCAACTCACTAGTAGATAGAGAAGAAAAGGAAGTTGGATGAAGGCCAGAGACAGGAAGTTTAGCCTGTTCCACATAGGGACGAGGTTGTTGTTTTAGAAACTCGTGAACTCGTGATTTGGGAACACCAAGCTCAATTCCAATGTCACGAATAGAGTAACCCTCGCTACGAAATTGTAACGCTTGGTTTATCTGCTGTGGAGTAAGTTGTCTTGCCATCATAATGTGTTTAAAGTCTGGCACAACATTACAGCACAAAAAAAGGACGCTGTCGTGTTAGCGTCCTAAATGGATAGAAATGGAACTTATGTCCAAATAAGTCTAAGCGTCATCATAGGTGATCTCCCAAGGGCCAAAGGCATCAACTATTTCAAGAATCTGTTTTGGCCATAAAATACGGTCAGAGCCAAAGTTCAATTCATGCTTGTCAAGCCTCCGTTTAAACTGTTTTTCACTCATTTTATACAATTCGGCTAATTGTCTACGAGTCATACAGCCTTTAATAATGATGGTAGTTTTCATAAATAATTACCAGCTTGGAGCAATGCTCTTTTTTTCTAGCATCAAACCCAGTGACTTTAAATAAATGACTGTATCTCGCATATCGCTATGGCGAAGATGTCTCTGCAACCAGTCAATCGACGCCCCCACTTTATAGGCGTTCACCACTCCAGTATGCTTCCAGGAATACAGCGTCAACTCGCCGTTATACATCCCCGCTGCCACTAACGCATCATGGTGCCGCTCTGACACCCGGTTCCGGGCAATCTGTTGTCGACCAGGAAGTAGGTTCTGACTGAACAAGTAATGAGTTGGAGGAAACCGATCCAAATTCATTTCGACAATGACCTGCCGAAGACTTGGGGTAATTTCCACATATTCCGTAAACTGCTTTCGACTACCACCTTTGCTGATAGATGGAGGAAAGGCAATTCGGTTTTCGATTAATTCAATATCCCTCACTTGTAGACGCATTAATTCTACTGGGCGAACAAATGCCTGATAGATAAAGCGGGTATAAGTAAAAAGAGTAGGGTCATGCTGACGTAAGAAGGTCTCAAATTCGGATCGTTGCGGGTGAGTAAAAGCTAAGTTTTTTCGGCTCGTTTGAACGGGTAAAGACTTTACCTTAGCCGCTGGATTCTTAGCGATATATTCTCTGTCAATTAGTTCGTCGAAGATAGTCCTGAGCCCCTCAATCAAATTATTTCGGTATCGGCTTGACAGTTTACGATGATATATAATGTAATCCGAGAACTCGTAAATATGCCGGGCAGTCGTTTGACTAAGCAATAAATCAGCATTCCCATAATGCTCTAAGGAATCCACAAACCGACGCAATACATTTCGGTAGCTTTCACCAGTTCGCGTTCGATATGCGCTTTCCTTAATCACAACGATTAGTTCTAAAGCGGCTACGGCAGTAATGATGTCGGGTGAAACTCGTTGAATAGGGGTTGGTGGCGGAATGATAATGGGCACCGGCTCTTTCACTTTGAGTTTATAATATCCATCCTCAAAGAGTTTGGTAATAGTGGCAATTAGACTATTTCCCCAGCGTTTTCTTTCATCGGCAGTCTTATACTTAGCCGGACAATATTTAGTTTGACGAGCTAGCCCACCTGCACCTTGATTCAAGGTAGTATCCCAGGCATAATACTCGACATACCAATGTTTCGTAAGATCGCCTTTTCGCGTCTTCAGCTCAGGTAAGCGGTAAAAAGTGGAGGCAGGTGCTGGTGCAGGTGCACGTTTCACAAAACCTCTTTTTGGACTGCTCAATGGGGTAGTTTTCATAGCCTAGTCAGGGATAATTAGTTATTATTTTCAAAAGTGATTTTCAACTATAGCATTTTGGGTGCCAACCGTCACAACCGTCACAACCACTTTTTTAATGGACTGATAGACAGAATTTTAGCTATTTTTTAATTATCTAAAATGGTTGGTACATAGTCAATTTGGTTGTGATCGGTTGGTACTCTCACTCGCAATTTTTACTGGCAAGAAAAAAATGATTTTTGTTTAATGAAACTAGGTACCAACAGGTACCAACCAGTACCAACCAGTACCAACCAAATTCAAGGGTTTCAATAAATTATTATTAGATTAATTTATTGAAAATCAATTACTTAAAAATATATATAGAGGTGGTTGGTACCGTTGTGACGGTTGGTACCCATTTTTGGAGAATTAAAAAGCACTTTCATTTATCACCTTGATTTCCTCTAGCTGGTGGAGCGGTTTATTAATTTTAGGAGGTTAACCAGGTTTTACAACCGGTTCAGCTTCATCATCTGTATGATCCTGAAGACTGAAGTCTTCAACGGTTTCGGTCAGGTAGGCATAATCAAAGGCAAGCGCTGTAGTGCTGACCTTAGCGAGCTTGATACCGACGGCATTACAGATAAATTCTTTCGTATTACAGAGATAGGTTTTGAAGCTGTCTTGATCCATATTCTTAAGCCCTTGCTCACGAAGCGATTTAGCGACCATGGGAAAGATGTTATTCAGCTTAATGAACAGAACGGGCTTACCAATAGGGTTTTCGGGATCATTAAGCGAGATATTTTTAGGCGTAGATTTTTTGTTAACTGAGACTTCAACATGGACTTTTTGCATGATCCGGTAGTCAATCCCATTCTTAATTTCACCTTTACGACATAGATACATGATCGTTCGCCAAAACTGTGAAGTCTCTTTTGAATTGCCAATCAGCGCGTTCTGCGAGGAAATTATGGAATTAGCTGTGTGCCTGAGACTCGTTTCATCAAATGGAAAATCTAGCTTGTCTTTCAGGCTCTGAAACGTGGCCAGCAGGATCGCCATGTTTTTGGTTATCCGGTCATCAATTCCGCGTTTCTCAAAATGCTTCTTGATGAGCAGAAATTCAGCATCGAACGACTTCATAAATCGTTCGGAAAATACCTCTCGAAACTGGGCTATGTGAGCGGTCAGATGAGATACGCCTTTCTGTTCCACATCCGCGTTAAAACGGGAATGCATGTCTTTTTCTCCAGTTGTATAATCGGTTTTAGTGAACTGTAGTAGTATACAACGGGTAAACAAGGCAATATCGGCGGTAGGTAATTCCTGGCCGGATACAATGCAACCTGAATGTACTGGAATTGACTTGTTACGGTTGTCCCTCGTATTATCGGATTTAGTATGACCTGCACCATCATAGGCGGTTTTGAGGGATTGTACACGCCCGTAGTCGATGTTATTCTGATACTCATCGAACCACACCACTGCATTACGGAACTCAGCAAACTGCTTATAAAAAGCAACTGCCGTACCCGTGTTTAGCATAAATGGAGGACGTGGCTCGCCAAATAAGTGCATCGTTGACCAGGCCAAAGTTGATTTCCCTGATTGAGGGGGGCCAAACAGGTATAAATGCGGAAAGAACCGGAAATGGTGAAAAATGATGTCTCGAAATAGGCATGAAATATAGAATAGCAAGCCAATCCGGCCGTTGCCATTCAGGGCATAAATGTCGCAAAAGGTCTCAGCATATGCCTTAAATTCAATGTTGCCTGGCTTATGAATGAATAACTTCTGTGTTTGGTATTCCTGATCATCACTAACGAAAATCTTGGACATAGCTGGTAGGAAGTAACGTTTATCCTCATGTTCAACAATGCCATATCCTTTTTCATCAAGTGGCACCCATTTTGAATTCTGAATTCCATTACTGAACGCATAAAACCCACTCGGATGGTAGCCAAGTGTTTTTATCTCTTCAGCTTCCTTGCTGAGCTCAAACAGTTTCATTTTGATACGGGTAAAGTGCGATTTTGTACCCCAAAAAATGAAGTTACCCAAGCTCTCAACGATCTCGCTGAAACCGGCAGGATTGGCAAACTGCTTGGGTTCCAGATCGACTACTTTACTTGATTTGTAGGTATTGGTTACCTCATAAATGCGTTTAGGGTTCGATTTTGATAGAATCAGTAGAAGGGGTTTAATAATGAAATTGCTAACCGATTTGAAGACCCACGTATCATCACCTTTGGCATCCTTTTCTTCTCGTCTACTAGCAAACCAATAGGCGTTATTGTATTCGATGAACCCATACTCTTTGAAGTGCTTTCTATGGTCAGGGTTGTACCAAACCTTAGTTGGCAAACCCACCTGATTTTCCCAATCTAAATCCTCCTTTTCGAGCATATCCTCCGACGTTTCCTGATTCGTTTCAGGTGGTTGTATACCCCCGTCAGGTACTGCACTTTGAGAAGCAATCAGATTGCGCTGGTGTTCATCGAGCAGTTCGGGTAAAGCTGATTTGTCTCCCTTTGCATCCCGGATCGCATCAGCAATGTCATAGCCATCCGTCCGTTTGGGAAACAAATCGCGTACGCCGTGCCTGATTTGATAGGTTTTTAGCTTGCGTATGCTGCTATTTTCTCTGCCGGCTTTATCTGCATCCGATAACCAGAAACAACGCCTTCCGATTAAGGCTAACATCTTGGCATCGGTAAGGCCGGAGCAGGAGCCGACGGCTATCCAATCATAATCCGGGTAAAACCAAGAAGCAATAACAGCCGTCTTTTCAGACTCAGTTATCATTACTGCACGCTTTTTAACCGTGTCTAAGAGATGTTCCCCAAATAGGCACATCCCATAGCGTTTTAGCTCGTTCTCGTCAGGTTGTTTAAGGGAAAAAGAGTTGAAGGACTTGCTTCTGCTCCCGTCTGCATCATAAAGAAACCATTTGGCATTTGTAATACGGTTCTGCGAGTCTTCATGAATAAAAAGGGTCAGAATATTATCTTTCACTCGTTCGCTTCCGACTCGCCATTTCGCCAGATGTTCATACGAAATGCCAATTTTAAGCGCGTATTGGTGAAAATTGGAATCTGGCTCAGTCAATAAAGAATTGTTAATACGAGTTAACACGGCATCAGATGGGAATATCTGTACCGGTTCAGGTGGCGGGGTATACTCCCCATCTGATTTAGGAATGGCCTTACCCGATGGTACCAGCCAATACCCGCATTCATTAGTCCGTTCACAGCGGCCGTAGTCTTCGAATCGGTTGCCGGAAAGATCTTCGTAATAGCGGAATTTGTTTTGCTGGCCGCACTGAGGGCAAGTGCCTTTCTTTTTAGGGGCTTTTTCAAAGCGGAATGGGTATGATTCAGTCGAAGTATTCATTTGGTCGGGTAATTTTGTTGAAGAAGCTGATCAATTTGCTTTCTCTGGGCTTCATTAGCGGATCGTAGACATAGAATATCGACTCTCATAGCCTGACAAATCATAATCATTCTTTGGTGCTCCCGCAGTAAAAAAAGGTTATCTAGCTGCAAACGTGAAATGGTATCTAACAAGCCGTTCACATCGTCATCAGAGTAGACCAGCGGATTATATGGTTGTTGCATCTGGTGTTTTACAAGAGAATTTTGCACCTTTACGATGGTTTTGAGTGGTATCTAAACCACGAAATGGAAATGCAAAAGCCGGGACGTGTAGGAGCGTCCCGGCTTTATTTTTCTTATTTCCCCTCTAGGTAGGCTATAATTACTTCTTTCTTATAGTTGGATTTTTTTAGACGCTTGATTTCACGGCGAAGATCGTCCATTTCTAAAATCAGTGCATTTACGGTAGATTCCGGGACATATTTATCCCTAACAGCCGACTTTGCGGCTTCACTTGATGTACGCATAATTGTAGGAGATTAAATGGTTTGTAAATGGAAAAGCAAGAAAGATCAGGCAGTTTGATAACCGCCAGCCATAAAGGCATCTACGTCAGATCGTCGGATGCGTACTATACGTAAGTCGCGCCCCGTAGGTGATTTAGGACGACTTACTGGAAACGCACCATCTTTGACCAACTGCCAAAAACGAGTGTTGCCAAATTTGAAGATAGATTGTACTTGCTTAGGAGTTAACCACTCAGTAGGCTGTCCGGGAGGGCTAGCAAGGTTTGCATTCATGACGTCTAATGGATTATAATGAATTGATATTACAATTTCAGACGCTAACGTAACAGTAATTTTTTAATATTACAATGTATATCTTTATTTAATATTAAAAAATTAGGTAATTTTTTTGTGCCTTCTAAGAAGCTTGTCTATACTATCGATGTATTCTTCGCAAATTCTTTCGTTAGGAGTACCCTTATACATACGGCGTAATCTCACTTGGGCATAACCAATCTGCCAACTGCCTAGTGTTATTTCTGAGTTCGAGTGCAGATCTCGATTAAACAATAGAGCATGAAAGTCAACTTCTTTTAAAAAATCGTTTTTTAATTCTAATAGTTTTGAGTTATCCTTTATCATCCTAACAACTCCATCTAAAATATATTCTGGGTTCGTGTCCCAATTTATTGCTTCACTTAACGGGCTTATACTGGCTATTTTTTCTATATATTGTTTATCGTCCTGATCTCCCTTTATCGGAAGACCCGTTAATTCATCAACTAAGGCGCTTTTTGCTTTTTCATCTGTAAACATTACAGCATCAAATATTTCGCTTTTTAAACACTCCATTATTGGGTAATATATTTCTTCATCTGAACCAAAAATATATTTTAGCGTGAAATTCTCACCCATTTCATGGCTTAAACTCCTTATTCTGCTTATCAAAAACTCAATCTCTTCTAGTAAATCTTGCAAACGAGTTTGTTTAAATAATTCAAAATCTTCTACTGTAGCTTCAGTATTAAGTAAGCTTTTGGCATAGTTAACTTTACCCTTGTGTATTATTTGAATATATAGTGGATAGTAAATTTTACCATCGCCTTCTTTGCCTTTTACTTTGGTATTAAGATAATGGCGCACCGAAATCTTACTTTCAGTTTTGTGCTTCTGATATTTACGTTTTGGTGCTTCCATATATAAATAATATAATGATAGAGTGTTCTAGAGCCATTCTATGCTGCATTATTACAGCTTATGTTTGGTTTTAGACCAGTCAATTTTAGATAGTCTCTCTCCAGTCAAGTGCTCTGCCAAATGAACATATTGCATAGTCGTTGCGATAGTTGAGTGCTGAGCCAATTTTTGGATATGAGGTAGTTCCAAACCTAAAATGACTAACCAGGTAATTCCAGAATGTCGGGCTGTATGAAAGGTGACACGCTTAGTAATTCCAGCCAATGCTGCAATCGTTTTGATATGCTCGTTTAGTTTGGGATGTGAGCGATTGAAGATTGGCCGATTGTCTTCACGAGCATATTTATGCAAAACTTGTTCTGGAAGGCTTAACTCATTACCCGCTTTATGCAAGTCATACAGTGGTAATTTATGAGGGGAATTTGTCTTACGAGTTTTCTGAGACTTAATCTCTAGTAAAAGACCTTTGTCTGTATTAGTCAAATTGCTTGATCTAAGATTTGTTACGTCGCTAATTCGTAGTAATGTGTAGATTGAGAATAAGAAAGTATCTCGATAAAACTCTAAATGCTGCTGTTCAGTAGAAAAGGTTAATTCTTCAATGCGCCGAATCTCTTCAGGGTAAAGCACATCTTTATCGGATGGCTCTTTCTTAAATGTAAATTGGAGGTAAGGATTTTTGCTGGCCTTAATTAACTCCATGTATACCGCTTTCTGAATATACTCTTTGATTACTTTATGATCGTTGACAATCGTGTTTGGGTGGTATTTTTTAGCTGGACGTGTATCTCGCAAGTAGCGTTCGTAATTCTCAACAAACTCATAGTCAAGATCAATAAAAAGAACAGGTTGACCTTGATTAAAGTCAATCAGGTTGCTGACGGTCCGCTTATAGCGAGTATAAGCGGAATATGACAACTTGGACTTATCTTTTTCAATTTGTTCCAGCATAAAAGCAGTTAATGACTGCTGTTTTTTAGGCTTGATAACCATATCCTGATTTTTCATCAGATCAAAGTCATCGAGAGAAAAAGCACGCCCATAAAGCGATGGGAAGCGCAATTCAAAGTCTTCCAATACAGCTTTTTGCTTACTGATAGTTGCGTTATATGCTGGATTGCCTTTCACTTCATTTTTCTTCTTATCCCATTCACTGGGCTTTAACTTCACACCCGTAGAAAAGTATCGACGATCTGGGTTTTGGTATGCTTCAATCACGACAGGCGCCTTACCCGTTTTGCCCAACTTCCCTGCCCGATTGTAGATTAATCGGTAAGTAATCTTAGTATTCAT